GTTGGACCTGTTGGGCCGGTATTTCCAGTTTGTCCTTGTTGACCAGTTGGACCTGTTGGGCCGGTATTTCCAGTTTGTCCTTGTTGACCAGTTGGGCCTGTTGGGCCGGTATTTCCAGTTTGTCCTTGTTGACCAGTTGGGCCAGTTGATCCTGTATTTCCAGTTTGTCCTTGTTGACCAGTTGGGCCTGTTGATCCGGTATTTCCAGTTTGTCCTTGTTGGCCAGTTGGACCAGTTGATCCGGTATTTCCTGTTTGTCCTTGTTGACCAGTTGGACCTGTGTTACCAGTTACGCCAGTCGCACCTGTATTTGTTGCAATACCAGGTGGGCCGGTAACACCAGTTGGACCAGTTGAGCCTGTTCGACCAGTTGCACCCGTATTGACAGCTGTTCCGGCAGGTCCAGTTACACCAGTTGGCCCGGTTGGTCCAGTTGGGCCTGTATTCCCTAACACACCAAACGAAGTATGAATGTGGGAATAGGTAGATGTTCCTTCGTAATACGTGATGATATTGGCAGGCGAAGACGCAATTGCGTAGACTTTTACAACCAATGATACATATCCTGAAATATCGGTGTATGGAAATTCAAGAGATAAATTAAGTTGTTGAATAGATGTACTTGATATATATTGAGAGCTTGAATCAGTTCTAATTTGAGTTTCGTTGTTGCCACTGTCAATACCAAATAATCGAAAACATAATTGCACCGTATTTAAATCACTAATCGTAAGACCTGCTGCAAAAATATTCATATCCCATACACCGGCTGGAATAAATGGGCCAATATTAATGGCATTAATAATTGCAGCAAAGTTAGTAAGGTTATATGAACCAACAGATAGACTAGATGGTACATTCTGTGTGGGGGAATTATCTGGTTGTAGAGATAAACACGAGTAATTACTAATTCCACTTGGTACACTTTCATTCATGTAAAAAATCAAACCAGATGTAGTACCATTCTGACCGCGATTACCAGTTGGACCTATCGACCCAGTTGATCCCGTATTACCTGTTGTTCCAGTACTACCAGTAAAACCTGTATAGCTTTTTATGAGTGAATAAATAGGGCCTGTCAGACCGCCAATAATTGACCCGGGAATTTTCTGTTGGGCAATCAAATCGTATGACGATGTTCCCGGGTTTCCAGTTGGACCTACCTCCCATCCTCCAATTGACCCGGGATCAAGAGGGTCTAGTGTTGGCCCAATATTAATAAAAGGCGATGCAAAGCCGTTTGACGTGTATGCAATGCCGCTTTGATTTGTACCCAATGTTGCCGACGTCGTACCAGGCCCGGCAAAACTAATTGAGCCGTTTCCAACATAAATATGTTCCCAGACCATTCCAGTTGAACCAAGAGTGTATCTATTATTTTCTGATGGTAAAATATTCTTATCGACAATAATATCTGGGCCATATACAAACCCTGTTCCTCCTGTAACTGAATTTCCATCATAATATAAAATAGCGCCAGTTGGTCCATCAAATGTGAATTTACCTGTTGAACCAGCTGGCCCAGTCGAACCAGTTACCGACGTGCCAGTTGGCCCCGTTTGGCTGCCTTTTATCAAGGAATAAATAGGTCCGTTCAAACCAACACCTCCTGTTGCAATTAGCTGGGCGACCAAATCAGTAAAGTTTTCACCGGTTGGTCCAGTTCCTGAAATTTGCCAGCCGCCAATAGTCCCCAATGGCGCGTAGGGATCTACCGCTGGTCCAATATTAATAAAAGGCGTTGCAAAGCCATAATTTGTGTATACGATTCCACTTAAATTACTACCGATTGTTCCTTCAATAATTGAGCCGGGTGGTCCTGATATATTGATAGTCCCATGCCCTATATTCAACTCACGCCATCGAAGGCCGGTTGAACCAAGAGAAAATAAATTGTTCTGTGTCGGAAGTATATCTCCGGCGATGGATACATATCTGTTTTCTATCGCTAAAATTGAATTATAATATGGTTGTTGTAAGTTCATCGGGTCTACTACAACTATGCTGCCTGTTCCTGCTGATAAAATTGAGATTGAACCGGACGGTCCCTGTGGGCCTCTGTTGCCGGTTGATCCTTGTTGACCGATTGGACCTGTGCTACCAGTTGATCCTTGTTGACCAGTTGGACCTGTTCTGCCAGTTGCGCCCGTATTGCCGGTTGATCCTTGTTGACCAGTTGGACCTGTTCTACCGGTTGATCCTTGTTGACCAGTTGGACCTGTTCTGCCAGTTGCGCCCGTATTGCCGGTTGATCCTTGTTGACCAGTTGGACCTGTTCTGCCAGTTGCGCCCGTATTGCCGGTTGATCCTTGTTGACCAGTTGGACCTGTTCTGCCAGTTGCACCCATAGTGCCGGTTGATCCTTGTCGACCGGTTGGACCTGTACTACCAGTTGATCCTTGTTGTCCAGTATTTCCTGTTGACCCAGTCGCTCCTGTGTTAGTTGCCGTACCAGGAGGCCCAGTAAAGCCAGTTGGACCAGTTGATCCTTGTTGGCCCGTAGCGCCTGTGTTAACAGCTGTTCCGGCGGGTCCAGTCGCACCTGTTGGGCCGGTAGGGCCAGTAGGGCCCGTATTCCCTAAAACACCAAACGACGTATGAAGGTGGGAATAGGAAGATGTTCCTTCGTAATACGTGATGATATTGGCAGGCGAAGACGCAATTGCGTAGACTTTTATAACCAATGAGACATATCCTGAAATATCAGTATATTGAAATTCGTTTAATAAATCCAGTTGTTGAATAGATGTACTCGATATATATTGAGAGCTTGAATCAGTTCCAATTTGAGTCTCGTTATTATCACCGTCAATGCCAAATAATCGAAAACATAATTGGACCGTATTTAAATCACTATTCGTAAGACCTGCAGCGAAAATATTCATATCCCATAATCCGACTGGAATAAACGGACTAATGGTTAGTCCTGAAATTAATGTAGCAAAATTGGTGATACTATATGAACCAGAAGATGATAGACTAGATGACACAATTTGGGTAGGAAATCCGTCTGGCAATATGGATAAACATGAATAATTACTAATTCCACTTGGTACACTTTCATTCAGGTAAAAGATTAACCCTGATGTAGTTCCGTTCTGTCCTGGATTACCGGTTGGCCCAATGCCTCCAGTTGTTCCAATCGCGCCCGTATTGCCGGTTGGACCTACATACCCAGTTGGTCCAATACATCCAGTATATCCAGTATATCCAGTGGAGCCAGTTGCGCCCTGTAAATAACTCAGAGATGTGTGTATGTGCGAAAGAGTTGTGTCATTAAAATACATAGCGAATGCGGTGTTTGCGGTACTTCCAGAAGGCTGAACAATAAATAAATCAATTTGGATAGGGCATTCATTACTGGGCAAATAAGTTAGTGGTATATATAGTGTATTTATGCTTAATAAAATATTGGTAGTTGTTGCGATGTTTATGGGATCAAATTCACCGTCCGCGATAATAACAGGTATATCACCGTTAGTTACATCTAGATAATAAATTTTCATGTACAAATTAATAGGGAATTGTGTTTGGTTAACCTGTGTATAAATATTTAAATCCCACAAGCCAGACGGGATAATTAAATTTGTGTTTACTGTTACATTTGTTGTAAACGATCCGATCAGATGCGATATACGATCGCTTGATCCGTTGAATGCGTACGATATTGAAGATCGAAAGAGAACATCGCGACTCGCTGGATCGACCAATAATAAAGCGGAATTGTCGGGAGCGATATTATTAGAAGGAAAATCTGAATTATTAAGGAATAGTGTCAAACCGCCGGATGACCCATTCAAACCTTGTGGACCTGTTGGACCGGTGCCAATCGGTCCTGTGTGACCTGTTGCGCCTGTATTTACGGCTGTTCCATTCTGGCCAGTTGGACCATTAGACCCTGTCGGGCCGGTTGAGCCATTCGTGCCTGTTCCTCCGCCATAATTCTTATATTTATCAAATGAAATGATTTGACGATAAATATCTGTATTCTGACTTATGTTCATTTATATTATTTAAATTTAATTTCCTAAATTAGATTTAATGGGAGCGAGAGCGAGAGCGAGACTTCTTGGACGACTTCTTGGGAGAGCGAGACTTCTTAACTGACTTCTTAGGAGACTTCGACTTCTTGGACGACTTCTTAGGAGACTTCGACTTCTTGGCGGACTTCTTGGGAGACTTCGACTTCTTGGGAGAGCGAGACTTCTTAACTGACTTCTTAGGAGACTTCGACTTCTTGGCGGACTTCTTAGGAGAGCGAGACTTCTTGGCCGACTTCTTGCCGGGCTTATGTGCGTGAATTTCAGTTTTGTAGTTATAGTTAACTTCTACTCCATTCCGGATAACGGTTGTTGGGTCTTTTACACGTTTTACATGATATGTGTATGCGTTATTTTTACTTCCTTTTGTGGTTTCCTTCATTGTGACAACTAAGGCGCATTTTTTAGCTTTTTTAGAGCGGCATATCTTTGTAGTGGCCTTTCGTGCAGCGCCACTTGGTGTGCGCGAAACGAATTTTCCACCGTTATTGGATGGGCTTTGAGCTTTACCGGAACCCGTAGCTACACTTAAAACAGTGAATGTACGTTTATCAGACATTTATTTAATAACGAAAAAATAATTAAAATTTAAAATGATTAATTGTTTTCATTTTTTTAACATTAAAAACTATTAGTAAAATCATGAAAAATATTAGGGATCTTATTATGGCAAATCGGTTGCCAGTGGCGACTCGAACTCGTTCTAGAATGCCTAGAATTGCCATTCCTCAGCAAGAATGGATTTCAGTTACTGAATTAGATAATTTTTGCCAAAATGACTTTGGCGCAGATTGGTGTGAAGCTCTTCGTAAAGATGATGTCGGTGATCGACATTCATCCGACTCGCTTTTGTTCCTCTTTGAAAAGGGAAAAGAGTATGAAAACTACGTTATGTCCAACCTTAGACAAAAAACAGGCTTGACCCTAGACCGACATTCTTCCCATTCCACGTCGCGTCTATACAATGAACGCGATGGCGTTATCGACTCCCGGAGAGTTGTAGAAAGCATGAAACGAGGAGATCCGGTCATTTACAGCGCATATCTAGCCGACCGGTCTCGCTATCTTCGCGGTATTCCGGATCTTCTAGTTCGAAATGACCAAATTCATATCTTATTTAATACCAATACTACCATTCCATACGGAACATCTCGGTTTGGCAATTACTATTACATTCCAGTCGAAATCAAATTTTCTACCATCTGTCTGACGGCCGACGGTCGATATGTATCAAACGAGGGCCGTTCGCCGTTCTACAAGACACAGTTGTACGCGTATAGTTCTCTATTGCAAACTATCCAAGGATGGCAACCATCATGCGCCTTCATAATCGGCAAACGTACTGTGCATAAAGACGATATTTATAGCAGTTTAGATCGCCCCGGGTATATCGATTACGCCGGCCACGATATATCGGTTATTTCGAAATTCCATGATGGACTGGCGTGGCTTCGCCGCGTTAAAAAATACGGATCATCTTGGGACATTTCAGAAATTCGCAACTTTCCGCCCAATATGAAATATAACCCAAGTCTTGATAAGAAAGAGATTGCAATTGCGTCAAGCGAGATTACAGAAATTTGGCAATGTGGCGTCCATCAGAGACAACGGGCGTACGATAATGGTATTTACTCGTGGAATGATCAGCGTCTGACAGCCGAGCTAATGAATATCCCAGTTGCCTATCAAAATGAGGTAAACGCCATTCTAAAAGTCAATCGAGGCGAACTCGGGATTTATCATCCAATGAGTTTGAGTACGGATTTGAATAGCAACTCGGAAATGTTTGTCGATTTTGAGACCTTCAATGATACGTTTGATATTCAGAGCCCGTTGTTGAACCCAGAGTGTATTTTTCTGATTGGAGTGTACTATAAAAACAAATACTATTCGTTTAAACTTCCCGAACTAACACAACAAGACGAGAAGACGCTGATCATGTCTTTTTATCAGTTTTGGGAAAAGTGTGGCAAACCGGTATGCTGGTTTTGGTACGCGGAAACCGAATTATGGCGACGGGCGCTTTTGCGGCACCAGTTGGTGTTGGAGTCGCCTGTTGAATGGCGCGATCTGTATAAGATTGTTCGAGATGAAACATTTGTTGTAAAAGGATGCAAAAACTTTAAGCTAAAAAGCTATATTAAAGCGTTGTCCGATCAGTCACTTATTCCGTTAATTGCGCCTCCTGATACGTGCGGAAACGGATTGGAAGCAATGGTAACGGCGTGGAAACACTATAAGGAGACGAAAGACCCTGTCAAAATGAAAGAGGTCGTTTCTTATAATAAATTCGATTGTATTGCGTTGAGTCACCTTCTGACATTTTTGAGAACATTATAAAATTATAAATTATTTTATTTATAATTAAATGTCTTGTCCCGAAAAAGATTGTTTTATGTGTAAAATGGAAGCATCACTTACTAACGAAGACACGATTGAGGCATATAGACCGCGTCCACAGTACCGCGATAGTATCAAAACAAAATTATGGTTTATCAATAGCGCCATTGTTATTGTTTTTATCTTATTTATGTTTGTTGTATCTCGTAAATAATAAAATTGAAACTTAAATTTACGATTATATAAATAAAGAATAAGAGATGGAAGTAATTTACAACGCGCCTTTTTGTCACTTAAACTGTGATAACGAATTTAATATATTGGGGTTTTATAAACTAACTCCCAAAGAGCCTAAATTTGCGCCATGGGCTAACTTTAAAAACGTATATAGGGAAAAACAGGAAGAAAAAATCTCGAACCGAGATAAAGGTTTTTCTATTCTTTCCAGTCGGAAAAACGTTGTAACTTATCTGAAAAATACTAAATTTTGCAATCTCTTGATTAATCAAGGAAAGTGTACACGAGAGACATGCAATTTTGCGCACTCCTCGCGCGATATCAATTTTCCTCTATGTGCTTTTGGCGAAGAGTGTACGAAACAGGATTCGTGTCAGTTTCGACACCCGGACGAAACTATTGAGTCTTATAAAGATCGTATTAATTTCACTATCCCTCCAAACATTCAATGTTAAATTTTTATACTTTTTTAACTAACGTTAAAAAAATAATCAGAGTTATAAATGACGTGTGCATCGTGTTTAGCCATTCCATTCATTATACTTGGCATTACCATAACACCTAGAATGCTTATCGCCGGCTTACTTCTTACGGTTCTATCGTTAAGTTCGTATCTGCATTACAAAGAGTTCAAGGACTGCAAGGAGTGCAATGAAGACAAGTGTCCGGTTTAGTTTATAATAGATATCCAGCCATTCGTAATTGGTCAACCAAATAAGGTTTGAGACCATCCTCACCCACTTTATACGGTATCTCAATTAGCATGATACCTTCCTCTCGGCATTTCATTTTCTTCATTTCATCGCGATATCGTTGTTTGGTAAAAGCGTCCTTGTTACGATGAAAGAACGGTATGAATTTATAGTGTTGATCGCCTTGTACTTCTATACCCAGTTTTAATTCGTCATTGTACAAATCGATTTCTAGATTGTACCCAGTAACTTCGTTTCGCAGGAAATCCGGCCGAATCTTTACAAATGGCCTCTTAAAAATATTTTCTAACACAATTTTGGCGCGAATTTCAAGTTTACTATCTTGCGGCGTATGCTCTTTGAACTTAAAATTGGGATCGGTTGACGGAAAACTATTGGATGTCGTGGGAACCCGCTTTGCATTTGTATAGCTCCCTTGACGATTGGTAATAAGATTGATAAAAAACAGTATAACAATGACGACTACTGATATACCGGCCAACAATTCCAACCCGTATTCGTTCCAATATTTTTGTAATTTTTCAAACATTTATTTTAGCAAGTAAAAATAAATTTGCATAAGTTCTTATTTATATTCAACTATTTTATATTCAACTATTTTATATACAAAATATACATACAATTATGAATACCGATGAGACCTTCCTGATTATATGTTCATTTTTGCAACCGCTTGAAATTTGTAGAATGAGATACCTATCTTCGCACCACAATAAAATATGCGACAAGTGGTTATCTAAACGCAAGTTTGGGTTAAACCTCCAAAATGAAGCGTGTCCACAGTGTGGAAAATGGTTATTTGAAGAGGATATTACATCCGATACGACTTTTTACGATGTGTTATACGGAAACATCGAGGAAATAGAGGAGTCTAGAATAGACTATGTTGATGGCAAAGAAAGACGTCATCTTCTCTGCGAAGAGTGTCTATACGACGAAAAAGAGTTCGAGGACCTTCGATTTCGTTACAAGGGAAGTCGAAAGTATCAACTAACTATTGTTCACCATCCTACGTATCCATGGGCGTTTTTAACGTCTTCGAATTTTTGGAATGAATTTAGGACATTCATTCCTTCGTTTGGGATATATAGAGAGGATGACGACGAGATGGAAGATGTATTGGAATGGGACGAACAGAATTTGGAGTACTACAATCCACTCGAAATTGGTTTTACATCGTTTCCGATTGCGTAATATAAATATATACTTTACATATAAACAATATAAAATGTTTGTGTTTGAGGATGAATCATCGGAATATGAAAAAGTAATAAGAGACCATGAATTTATAGATCAGACAGAAATTGACGGGTTTACACGAGAGTATATGACTTTTAGGTCGAGCGATAATAAAAAGTTTAGAATCGGGTTTACATTTTGCTTTTTGTATTCACTGGACTATCGGAATATCGATAAACGTATCGAACATTTTTTTTACAGAGAATTTTACGATTTTTCTGGCTATAAAAATTTGTCTAATGATCACCGTATATGGCTTGAAAATTACTGCAAAAAACACTTTGCTAATTCTTCGTAATTCTTCGTAATTCTTGAATATATATTTAAACATATTGAATACAGATAAATCATGTCCAATCTGTCAAATATGCTGTTTTATTGTAAAACATCCGAGGGTTATATCATTAAGATTTTGGCAGAACTATTGCAAAATAATATTAAAAACGGGTGTTTCATTGTCAGCAAGCACGGAATCATGTTAAGAATGACTGACAGCAATCGAAAAATCCTGATCGATCTAGAACTTCTTGCAGACAATTTTAACCAGTACAAATGCAAGCCAGAAAGTATGTCGATCGGTCTAAATTTTCATCACTTCTACAAGATGGTCAAAACCATTAAGAAGAAAGACAGCATTGTTCTGTTCATAGAAGAAGGCAAGGAATCGGAACTCAGTATCCGCGTTATTCCAAAAGAAAAGAACAGAGTCACTACCAGTTTTTTGAAAATCCAAAACCTTCAAAGCCTCGATATCGAATTGCCCCAAGGCTATCAGACATCGATCATCGTGCCAAGCAACGAATATGTTAAGATGGTTAAGGACCTCAATAATATGGGAGGCAACATGATTACCGTCTCATCCACACAAGGAACAATTAGGTTTGGGTGCAATTCCAACGGTGTTTACAGCCGCGATATCGTTTTTGGCGACGTCGAAGAAAATGAGACGGTTAGCCGCGTACAAGAGTTCGAGACCGAACAGCTGTCTCGCGTAACAAAAGTAGCAGGGCTTAGCACTCAAATTCAAATCTATCAAAGTTCTGATTTACCCGTGCTTTTTAAGAGCAATATTGGAAGTCTCGGTAAAATTTGCGTATACGTAAAAGATAAAACGTTGCAAGAAGATATTATTGATGACCAATAAATTTTTTAATTAAATTTTATTTATTTAAAATAAATGTCTGAACCATTTCAAAACACATCCATCGGATTTTTAGAACCCAGCGATCTCGAATCGAATGGCGATTCGACTCTAATTACGATTAGCAAAAATAATCCAGACACTCTTTATCTATTGATGACCTACGCCAATTGGTGCGGACCGTGCAAAATGACCAAACCAGCGTACGCCGAACTCTCCCGTTTTCTCGACAAAGAAAAACTAACAAAAATTCGGCTACTTGCCATCAACACAACCGGTGTATTGGAAAGCGAAAAAAATTGGGGCAGTATTGCAAAAGACAAATTAGGAGTAACCGCTTACCCAACTATTTCTGTAGTACAAGGTGGAAAAGTTATAGGAAAACACGAACATTCGCGCGATATGGCAGGTTTCTTGAAAACACTGCTTAAACATTCCGATAAACATCCTCACGGCGCAAAACTGGAAAGTTATAAACCACCTCAATAAAAAATATTATCACCACAATATTTTTTCACAATCTACGAATCGAAAATACCGCATCGATTTGCAGCGCCGGGTCAGGATCGTAAGGGCTCAGCAAGTCCTGTTTTACAGGCAAAAATAAAGTGCCATCCGGTAAATATACAGAGAATCTCAATGAATCGTTTGGCTTGAATTTAACTGTCTGTCTCATACGCCCTACTAACTTCACGAATCTACCGTTTACAGGCTGAACGACATCTGTCACATGAACAATAAATAACGCATTGCCGCTTTTGGGGTTATTGCTATAAATCAAGTCGTGTGCAGCACCAGACGGAACGCTTGTATTTTCAAATAAAACATACACGTAGGGATAAAAAGCAATACGCGAACCGGTAGTTAATGTAACATTCGGTAAAATTAGACTAATGATTGAAATTTCATAACAAACAGTTTGCGACTGTGACACAATACTTCCCGTGTAGGACAACTGAGATGAATTATCATTCTCAAAAATAACAATATTAATAGTGTCACCTAGTGTTGGAGGACCGCCTTCATAGGTCAGATCATTGTTGCAAAAAACTTGACCTGTAATCGGATCGTATTTGACAATTCTGTAAGAGCCATAAATTGGTTTGAACTGGTAATTGTCGAGTGTATGGTCATTGTTAGTGGTTCGATAAATGTACTTATTTACGTATAGAGTGTCGCTTGTGCTTCTGCCTACTGGAAGTGTAAATACGATATATCCATCTTCAGTTGCAGTAGGCGCAGCCAATGTCCATTTTTCAAATGGCAGTGTTTTTCGAAGGGTATACGAATCAGTCAATGCCCAATCGATAGGGAACGGCTCTTCGAGATGACAATATCTCAACTCGGAATCGTAATCAACAATTTGTCGACCCACAATCCGTGTTCCGTAACTTAATGTCTCGTCCATTACATAGTATCCGTAATAGGCTTCTGGCATTTCTGAAACCGGATTGTAATAGATATCTGTCAACGGTAGATGAATAAGGGAAGGCGTGTTCATCTCAAACAACGCGTATAAATCTCCGTTTTGGACATCGTGACCCGCAAAATCAAATGCGGTATTGAGCGACACACTTACATCGTTTGGATCGTATGAAGTCACAATTCTTGACTCCGACACCGACCCTACTGTAATTAACATCGTATAGCCAGAATAATAGTACGGAAGAGACGGCTGCGGCGTTATATTTGACACACACAATTTAGGCGAATAATTAGTCGATCCAGATTTTAGAGGTAGAAAAGAAGGTGAATAATCAGATGTCCATGTGTAATAAATTGCGCCAGTCATAATTGGGTCTTGTATCGAAGCTGTCTTCCAAAATGGAGTCACAAATAGCGATGGATTTTTCCATTGCAAACGATTTCGATGGGCGCTATAAAGTTCAATATATCGGTTGTTCATTTATTATAATCTTACTATATTAAGATTATAAATAAGTTTAGAAAATTATAATCTTCTTATTGAAAACGTTGCATTAATTTGCAAACGATAGTTGGGCTCATAAGGACTCTGTAAATCTTGCTGTAACGGCAAGAACAGAGTTCCATCTGCAAGATAAACCGAAAAACGAAACGAGTCGTTCGGTTTAAATTTAACGGTCTGTTTCATTCTACCAATCAACTTTACAAAATGGCTATTCAATGGATGTACCATATCTCGAACAGGCACCATAAAAAGTGCACGACCGCTTTCTGGATTGTTACTATAAATAATATCACGAGACACCGCAGACGGCGACGTAATGTTCGCGAACTCTACATACACATACGGATAAAACGAAATTCGGCCTCCGCTAGTAAGAATCACATTTGGTAAGGTCAGTCTCAATAACGCAATCTCGTAGCATACAACTTGGTTTTGCGATACAAGGGAACCATTATAGGAAAGAGGCGCAAAATTATCGTGTGAGAAAGTTACAATATTAATCGTATTACCTGTTGTCGGTATTGGGTTAGAATCTCGTTTCAAACAGGTTGCTTTTCTATTGAAACCGTCGTAAGCAATAATGGAATAGGTAGAGTATATCGTTTCGTCCGTATAAAAATAGATGTAAGTGCCTACATAAAATTCATCCTGACCAGACGCTTGACTAGGCAAAGTGACATACAAAAATCCGCCGGTTAAATTCGCAGGAGAGGTTAACGTCCATTTTTCAAAAGGGAGCGTTTTACGTATAGTATATGTATCGTCAGCCTGCCAACCAACTGGCATTCTCTCCTTGTAGTAAGCGTAGCGCAACGATGCGTCGTAATAATTAATTTGACGTGCGACAATTTTAGACCCGTTGCTTAGCGTCTCGTCCATTACGTAGTATCCCGTGCAAGCCTGATCATCGTTTAAAAGATCGGCATGATTGGCATCTACATCCATTGTAAAATGTACAAAATCGGGTGTATTCAACTCGTAAATAGCGTACGGCTGATTTGGCTGAATCCCGTTGCATGCCACATTCAAAAATACGGATAAGGTCGACGGCTGATAACCAACAATCACACGCGTAATAACCTGGCCTACACCTGTTGTAATGGAAATAATACATCCATTATAGTAGTCTGGAATAGGAGATTGCGGCTGAGGCTGCCCCGAATTCAGAACAAGAACGGCGTCATTCGATCCAGTTCCGAGAACGCCGTAATCAAGAGGATTGGAAAACTTCTCTGTAAAGTATATCATTCCATTTATTACCGGATCGTATACACGTTTTGTTTGATACGAAAGCGAGAATGGTATTTCAAAATTGGATGGATAGGGGTACATACTCCTGTTCCGATGTTTACTATATATTTCTATGTACCGTTCATTCATTTATCATTCGTTTATTTATATAAATTATAATAAGTTAATATAACTACCGCTGTCGGGCGTAGTAAACATCTTATTGGATAGGGGCAGTGTAGTTTGGTAATTTGCTTCGTAGTCAACGTACGGAGGGTTATTGGGTTTTGAACATCCGTTGTATTTGTCATACGTACTTGATTCGTTGTTATAATGTGAAAATTCAGCTTTATCGTTAGGTGAGATGTACGGCGAGCCTGTCACAAACTGAGAGTTGTCGAAATTATTGTAATTTTCTCGACGCTTACGATGACGTCTTACTCGTAGCATGGTTACAACCATTGCAACGATGGCCAGTAGAACGATTACAGATAGCAATATCATTTATTACTATTATTTTAATTTCTTTCCAAATTTAATAAGAAGATTTATAATAAAATATGTCTGCCTATACAACCATTAACTCTGTCAGTATTTCTGCTCAAAATCTGTACGATCTGATGGATACTTATTTCGAAGGACCCACCCTGGAAAAAGTAAAAGATGACAAGGACGTATCCGTATACATGTGTAAGATCGCTAGTTTACTGGCAGGCCTCGACCAACGTTATCTAGTGGTTACAACAGACCGAGACAATCAGCCTATTGGTAAACGATTCACACTATCAAACATCCAATGGAAAAGCTTTCAAACTCGCACTCTTCCTCAAAATTTACCGCTTCCTAAACAATCTTACAGCCCCAAAAACAGTGACATGTTTATGACGCCTGTCAATCTTCTCCAACGATACGAAACACACACTGAATATAACATCAACGGATACACTGGGTGTATGCTAACCCTTCTTCATAAAAATAAAAACTTATACGAGTACCCAGAACAAGGTACTATTGCGACGGCGCTGGAAACCTACAAAACACTTTTTATTATTTTGTAATAAATTCTATTATAATAAATAAATATTTATTATAAATTAAATGGCCATCCAGTATCCCAAAAATACACATATCACTCTTCCTTCCGTTGAACAATGGGGAACCAACGCCAATATTTTAAGAGATCCTCCAAAATCAATCCATACTCGTCGTATTGATAAAGTCGGACAAAATACAGACATTACTGAATTGGTCGATGGAAGCGGCGATCGGGCATGCGAAGGCATCAACTTCTACGCACGCGGTGTCAATCCAATGGTTTCCGTCTCTTACAGTAACAACTCGAATAATGCAGGAATATCAGGTAACCCTACCTCTACCAGTAATCAGACACAGGCATACCTACCTTACACAATTATGCAGGGCGGTGCATTTCGGCCACCTGTCAGAAATCCTCGTGATTTATTGCCTCTCTCCCGTCTTCCACGTGTATGGTTTTCCGCCGAAGCAAATCCCAGTATAGCGGACTATTCGAAAACCAAACAACAGCCTAACGATTTCAGAGCAGTGAAAAACGAAGAAGATATCGTGCGAGTTCACGACATTCGTCCCAATAAATCTGCCAATATCTCATCGAAATTGGTCGAACACTTTAAAATGGCAAACGCAATTAACGATCGCCACATAAATGTAGGCGCAACGGCCGGCTATCAATCAAGAGATATAACATCATTTACACGCGATAACGTCGATAAAGGCAAAGGAATTAATAACGACTACACATCGGCCTATGCACAATCGGCCGCAACACGCGACATGTCTCACAATCTTGACAATATATCAATCGATCAAAAACAGTATATCCAAAACTACCTCGCCCACGAAGGTCATACCAATCCATCGATGGCGATCTCGCAAGGCCTCGACAACCTGTCTATCGACCAGAAACGTTACATCCAAAACTACCTCGCCCACGAAGGTCATACCAACCCGTCGATGAACATCTCACAAGGTCTCGACAATATCTCGATTGACCAGAAACGCTATATCCAAAACTACCTCGCCCACGAAGGCCACACCAATCTATCGATGGCGATCTCACAGGGTCTCGACAACCTATCGATTGACCAGAAGCGCTACATCCACGATTTATTGCAGGCCGAACAGAATTCCAATAAATCACGAGATATTCATGCAAAATCGATTGACCAGCTCTACGATAACGGCAGAATGACCGTAAAGGACAACATGATGCAGTACGAGTCATTGGCAGGCATCAATCCAGGCTATACATTCTTGGGCGAAATGGCACAACCAGTCTTAGAGGAGACAAATTTGCCTCAGCATCAACGCACCACTCAAATATCGGACTCACGTATTCACCATCGCGTCGCGCACGATGCCGAACCCGCATTGCAAAGACACACGCCGCATATTAATGTTACCGCCAATATTACAAAGATTGAGGATATTAATAGCATGACGTTATCTTCGAGACAGGCAAAACTTGCTCCGACTCTACAAAAGGGCGGATTCCATAACGTTGGGAACAAACCTACGTTCGAGCGAAAAGATCAGATCGATCTTATGGCAGGCCGTGAAAGCGATAAAGACAAGCTGCGCAAATCGGTAAATCAGCAATTTAGCCGGTACGATCATTGAAACTGTTAAAATTTTATAGGGTAATCTATAAAATATAGTGTGATTACTCAAAACAGGTTTATTTTCGAGTGGAACGTCGGTTCTTTTTATTCGACTTCTTGACCTTTCTAGGCGACTTCTTGACCTTTCTAGGCGACTTCCCGGTCTTTCTAGGCGACTTCTTGACCTTTCTAGTCGACTTCTTGACCTTTCTAATAGACTTTCCGGCGAATCCGTAAGCTTTCGCGTTATCTTCTTGCTGTTTTTTCATACTTCTTGTGATAGGCCAATCTTGTATTGACATTTCTTTCATTATTTTATCCGGATGAGAAGCATACCAGACTTTCTCGCGATAGCTATACACCTTCATAGGAATGTACCCTTTTTCTTTCATATATGCTTGGGCGTCTCCCACACTGCCCTTAAAATCAACTGTCATATTCAACAAAGTTGATTCATATGGGCGGTCTTTTTCTCTCAATTCTTTTAATTTGTCGATACGTTCTTTTCTCAATTGTTTTAATTTGCTGTCACGTTCGCCTATCAATTGTTTTAATTCGGTCTGCAACGGTTCGGTTTTTTCATCAACTTTACCAGCCAACTTTCTTTTGTATAGTCTATCACGTAGATAAGTTATCTTTTCGTCCATTCTAGCCAACATAATTTGTGTAGGACTCCATTCAGACATTTTTTAGTTATAGTAAAAAAATTATTTATAAAATTCATAAAATTCGTCGTTATCACACTTACACATACTTCCAGACGCTCGTCACATTGGCTCGATTTACAATGCTAATGGCGTAGTCGTCGTTATCGTTAACGTCAATCTCGCACTGGCCGTACCAACATTCCAGTAGTCCCATCAGAGAAAGAATCTCGTCCTTTTTATTGTCGATCCCATCTTCGTATCGTCGTTTTGCGAAGTAGTAGCACAACTTAATATAAAATTGCGTAGGCTCGTACCACCACGTATTGCCCAACCGATTGTTCAAGTCGAAAGTGTCCGACAATTTACCGGCGACGACGTCGTCGATTATTTGCATCCAATCGTCGATCCCCTCAAATTCTGGTTTCATGATGAAGGCGCCGCATAAACACGAAGTTGGATGTCCTTCAAAAAGAACAGGCTGGTCGCATTCCTTGCAGTAAAGGAGAATGGTGTTGATGTTATCGTTGTCCATATTCTGGCCTGAGTGTTCTGAATGTTCTGAATGTTATCTCTATATTTTTAATTATAAAATTCGGTAGAAATCATTTTTACTGAGCGATAGTTTTACTGCAAATATTGCGCAAGATGTCGTGGAAAAAATCATTCTTATCGCCGTTAAACATCCGAAAGACCTCCAAATCCTGTTGCGAAAACTTCCCCGCAACCTCCATAAAATACGAAAGCTGTGTCGGGTCCTTCGCGGTCTTAAACTTGTCCGTCAGCTCGTTCGTATACTGGATCGTCAACTCACGATTTCTGTCCTTGATGCTCTTAAACAATAAATCCGAGAGCGTCGTCATCTCAGGGTCGGTAACAATCTCGCCCTGCTCATTCTTATACTTCAATTTCCGGCGTGAATAATCCGTACACGCAATACGCTCCTTCAATGGATACTCCAAGAAATACTCCGAATACCCCAATGCGCCCTTCTTGATATGTTCCAGTGTCAAATTCTTTGCGTGGTCCTTGATATGCTCTTCCGAAATCATTTGCAGATTGTTTATCGTTGTGTTCGACGTGTTTGTTGTGTTGTTATGGATGGCCGGTTTCGCGTTTACGATGGCCTTCTCCGCCAGATCTTTAATGATCTGATCCTTTTCCCGAATGATATCGTCTTTCCTTTTTAGTTGAATATGGAGTTGGGCAATTTGTTTATCTTTCTCTTTTAACAGAAGTTCGGAACCAGTCTCAACTTTTTTAGGTTGAGATTTTTTACAAATATTAAGATGACGCGTTAAGTCTGTTTTAAACATAGACACATAATCACATTTTTCACAAATATATTCAGATGATGGATCCTCTCCTCTTTGAACAATACATGTTTTACTTCTTTCAATATGACTTTTAAGATTATACTTTGTTTTAAATATTTTATTACAAAAATTGCATACGTATGCTTTATTTTCATTATCATTTGACTGATAATCTGACATTTTTATATAATAGTGTATTTTTAAATATTATATGCATAATCCATCGAATTATGTATATGCATATAATTAATTAGTAAAAAAATTTACACAGTCATCTACCGTTTTTGTGAAAAAGTCAATTGTTTTGTCTTCGGGTAGGATGAACCTCTCACGGTTTTTCATCGCCCTATATCCGTCAAGCTTAGAAAAGATGGCTGTCTCCGCACTACTCATAACAAGATCGTTTTTACATTCTTTATAGTAAACAACTGTATGTTCTTCGGTCTTATTGTAGGTACTGAGCCGATTAGTAAGATTGACTGTCTTACCAAATATATAAGTTTGTTTTTCTGTATGACTAGGAGTGGTTAAGATATATATATAATTTTTACCAGGATATTGTTCTCGTACGCGATAACGTTGTACAATTTTATTAACTGTATCAGATGCACACGGTATCTTTGATTCTTTTATGATGGTAAGGCATTCTTTTATAATTCGATCTTTGTCTTCTAATTGTTTCGTCTTTTCACACAATTGACGAACAAGATCCGAATTTCGTTCCTTTAATGATTCGATCGTTATATCTTTTGCATCTTTCGGAAAATTTTTTTTCTTGCAAATTAGACTATGTTTTGTGAAGTCGTTTTTATACATTCCCACGTAATCACAATTTAAACATCTGTATTCGGATACAATTGTCTGCCCTCTTAGACGCATACATTTTTTGCTTTTTTCTAAGTGGCTTTTTAAATTATATTTACTTTTTAGCTCTATCTCACAAAATTGGCAATGGAAACTCATTTTATTGTATATAGTAGTATTTAAATATATTTATGGTTTTGTATTTTATGAGAAATCTCATAAAATTGTAGCGATATATTTCCGAAATCAAATATATTTAAAATCAAATCTTTTCATAAATGTTAATCTCCCGCACACACACATTTTTTATTAGTTGAGTTAGTTATGTTTTTAAATAATATAGAGCATAATATCAGCTTATATTTTAATAATTATTTACAGTCTATTTTACACACTGTTTTATATTAAAAACCCCATCAATCCAACGAACTCAACTAATATTAACGAGAATTAATCTTATGTAATTCCAACTAAATGTTAACAAAACTTAACGAAATATAAAAGTATAGTCTATATTACACATTAAATATAACATAATAATATCAGTCTATATTAAAGGCTTTGTTTTACCCATCTAACCATCTAATAAAAATGTGTGTGTGCGGGAGGGCCTCGCGTGTTGTTAAATTTGGTTTTTAGAATATTTTTAGAATCTATATAATATATTTAAATTCTAAAATTTTATAAATTATAGAATTAACTAAACAATGAAATCATGTTTTTGTTAAACATTTTAACACTGTTATTTATAACAATTTTTATACGGTCGACAGCTTGCTTTTTGTGAAAACCCCATTTTCTTACACGGGGTCTTTTTACAATACTCCTTCGACATCTTTCTAGGACTCTTAAATTTTTTTACGGCACTTTTTCGAATACTTTTTTTAGTCTTCTGCATTTTTATATAAATATAAAAATAATTCTTCTAATAAAATGAAATCGGTACGAAAAATCAAACAGACTCCTATCTCGAAACGCTCCGTCAAACGTCGAAAAACAAAGGTTGTTAAAAAAAAGAATGATCTGCTTATTGTATTTGATATCGATGAAACCCTGATCCAATTTTTACATGCAAAAAATTCGAAAGACGCCGTAAAATTATGGAAAGAAACAGACGAAAATGTTAAGGCGAAATTACATTACGTTACTGAGAAAAAACATGTTATTATCCTTCGCCCACACCTTCGGCAGCTATTCAATTATTGTATGAAAAACGCAAATATAAGAGTTGGGTTATGGACGTTATCTGAACGTGAGTATGGCAAGTCAATTGCACATCTCTTATCGGCCGAATTTAATCTTCCAGAAAACTTTTTTCTGTTTGTATACGGTGATGAAGATGTTAAGGACTATAAAACGCGTAAAGATTTGTCGATGATTTGGGATAAATTTCCAACCTATCATCACAGCAATACCTTTCTAGTCGACGATTTAAAACAAAATATTATGCATCCAATCAATCGTAAAAATGGATTTCTCACACCCGCATTTGCGCCATTTGGTATGAAAGGCCATCGTGACGATATAGTTATAGATGAAAGTATAGCGAATGCATTGGAAGACGATGCTATGAAAGAAGTAGTAAAATTTTCTCGGAAAATTATACGCTATAACACGAGTCACGCAGAAGACAGGCGTCCTCTTTTTGACAAAAAGAGAATGGCTGACATGAAGATGCAATCCTATCTTAAAATGGTTGCAAAAGATGAACCAGAACTTATACGTGTTGCTTCATACGGGCGCCCAACGATTTCGATGTGACGATTTCATAAAAATGTGGGCAGATTTGCTATGGCGGTTATTTTTAACACGATTCGTTAATATCGTTGTACGCGATATCTAACAGTTTTATCAAATTTGGAAGTAATGCTTTCATGTCTACTCGTAAATATCGCAAATCGATTTTTGTAAAAATAATATCATTTTTTTGGCACTCGCATAAAATACACATGTCACTTCTTTTATCGTAGTCTGGATCAATCTTCTTAATTTTTCTTACGCATTTATCTACCATTTTCTTTGAATCGTACGCGATTGGGTCGAACCCTAACTGTTGGTAAAAACAAATAAGACAAAACTCGTTTCCAATCTTGGTTTGATCATTGCTTGGCAAAGCTGTTAGCGTCGCCGTTTGTACATCATCGGTATGTTTTGATAATAAATATAGTAACAATATTTTAGTTATTTTTATGGGAATAGAAGGTTTGTTGCGTCTGTTGACTCGAATCATATCAATATGAAGATTAGCAGACTCATCAATTGAATAGTGTAAATGGCCTATTTTTACATTTTCGACATCTAATTTTATATACAAATCTCCCGTAGTCTCTGCATTTTTATCGGTTTCATATGAATGTTTAAGCTTCATGTTATACGCCATTAAATATTTTTTTATACATTTACTAGAATACGATTTAAGGCTCATTTTTATCTATAACAATTTTTATATAATATTTATAAAAATTTCAATCATCTTCATGGACACAATATACCCTGAAAAAGTACTCCTGGTGGTTTTGGTTAATGAGCAACGAGAAGTCGCTACCTTTATTTTCAATCTTTGTTCCGTCCTTGAAATTGTAGAAATTGATTTTAGTGAGCGGATTCGTTTTCCCGCCCACGTATCCAACTTTAAATTGTACGACTCGATACGATGACTCGGGCGCGAATGACAGATGCCCGGTAGTCTCTTCAAGCGACACGTTCTGGTATACGAGCTTAGGGAGTTTCCGTGTCTGAATTTTTCGAATGATACCATTGATTGGACTATTTAACGACGGAAAGGAAAACACAAAATAATCAACGAGCTGGATCATCTTTTCGGCATCCGTAATGTAGTCCGATATCTTGAACACCTTTTCTAGCTCAAACAATAAATCAACCATCAAAATTTCAAGAGCCTTGACGGCCTTGTGGTTATAAATCTGCCGATGCAACCGGTAACGGATAAAAAACATGTGATAGATATCGTCACGGCACTGCGACGAATAACAAATTTCATCATCTATCACCCGCGCGTCCATAATCATGCGAGTATAGTCGAACCCCAATTTTAGGCCGGTCGCGCGGGTGTCGCGCGTAAGGTAGTCAAACTTATCAACATCGATCGAATTCACCGGATTGGCGACGATCTGGAAGATCCACTGCCCCACCTGGTATTCCGGAAGCCAGTTATGATACTCTGACTGGGACGGGTTGATAAGGTCCCCGATAACCCGCAATTGGGCCGATGACAGACGAATCTGGTAGGTTTGAACGGCGTACCGCAATAGGAAAATAGACCGATTTTCGTGTACAGAGTTTTTAGTGTGTATCGATTCTGGATCTAGACCCGTATTAATATGTTCTAGAAATTCGTCGAATAGATGCGAAAAAAGGAGATGGCCGAGATCGTGGCATAACCCCGCAATGGCCACAAGTTGAATTAGATCGTCAGAAACGCCCAACGTTGGTTGTTTTCGAGCGATTTCAGATATCATTTGTTTGGCGAGGTGATAGGTTCCGATCGAATGTTCGAATCGGGTGTGAGTGGCCGTTGGAAACACGAAATAGAGCACGCCGGTTTGGTGGATGTGACGCAGTCTCTGAAATACATGGGTGTCCACAATGGCCGATGCAATCGGATCGAGATCAATGTAGCCGTGAATGGAGTCGTGAATGCGCATATTAGATTAGGAACGATTAAGAATGCTAATAATGTTATTAAGAATGTTAAGAATGCTAAATATAAAATAGTTAATCAATTTTATATTATTTACTGAGATTTGCGTGTATTGTGTTTATGACTGGAATGGCGCGAATGACGCGAATGGCGAGAATGGCGTCGGTGGGCGCGTTTTGACTGTTTGTGTTTAAACATAAATCCGCGCCTGCCGTGTACGTCGCCTTTACGCAGTCCAGCGTATTCGGGTCCCGATACGTCAACACCGGCCTCTTCTAGAAATCTAAGATTTGGCGCATCGCGCTGTCGTATTCTAGGTGCGAAAAATCCGCCATTGGGCTCAGGATCGTATTCTGGTTCAGCATCACCCACGGCTACCCGTGGTTCTTCTTTTTCCTCGTCGTCTTCGTCGTCTTCTTTATCGTCGCGTCGCAGATTGGTGTAAATATATTTCACGATTGTCGGAATGTAGCGGCATACCTGCCATCCAAGATACCCAATAAGTTTTATTGCATTCCATACATACTTCAAAATTTCGGACACGTAAAGTAGAAAATAATTAAGATTTTCTGACGTTTCCGGATCGGTTACAAAATCGTATGATCTAGATAAAAATGCGGAAAGGACGTGCTTGACTTTTTCAAACAGTTCGCCAATCGCTTTACTTAAAAATTTGACGTATTGTTTCTCTTCATATTTTTTGGTGGTTTGAAGAACAACCAGTTTAGGATCTTTTGGGCGAACAGTTTTCAATTCATCAATTTCTCGATTGATTTGTTTGAGCCGTCTTTTTGTTTCGCTAATATCGATTCTAAGAGGAGTTTCGGGATCATAAAATTCATCTTTCGTATGCGTCGTTTCCTCGTCCATCACACCTAACGATTTTTTTGCGGCGATCGTGATTTCGTCCGGAGAAATGTGTTCGGCTTTTCCCATTGTCTCAATTGCTTTCAAATCTTCGGTTAACTTCTCGATTTTATTCGGACTCGGGATTTTATCTAAAAACATTGTATCTAGGTCGATCGTGGCCATCATAATGTCTAATTCTAAGTGGTAGTCCTTCGTGATAAAATGCTCATCAATGACGGGCTGTCGCGTGTTTCCAATCATATCATATAACATAAGATTTTCAACAGACGTCTGATATTGAGCCGAAATAAACTTCTTGATGTCGTAAAAACGGTCGCACGGTTCTGTGCCGAGTAGGATTTCTTGGCCGTCAAAATGAATAGAAACCTTGTGGGACCTGTCGTAATTGCAGCTTATTTTTGAATGAAGAAAGTTAAACTTAATACGAGTCATAGGATCGATGCATTTTTCAGGATCTTTATTACACCATTCGTGCAAACAATTTTTATGATAGGGTTTACCTGCGTTTCCGTCTAGCAAAGGACGATAGACTACTTCGTCCTTCGCAAATGCGCGAAGGCAAATTGGACAATCGATCTCATTACTGTCTGACGATAAAATAGGCATATTTTATTATAATAAAAAATTATAAATTTTCGAAAAAACTATTCTTGTTCTCATAAAAATTCTCAAAATCTGGTGAGAACATTGAGACCCAATCAACTTGTCGTCGATATTCTTCTTTTTCAATTACCATTCCAAACCCAAGATAATGCAACGCAGCATTTAAGACAACTTTTGCAGCACTGGCAGAACCGCGTGACATGGGACACATATTGGTTATAAGCCAGTATAATTCGTAGCAAGGGCGATCTGATATATTCTCTTTTTTCTCAATCTCTTCTAGAACAAGTTTATATTCTTCTAAAAAGTATCTGAAAAAATAGCTAGATATGTGCTCTACATGTAATGTAGGGTGATTTCCAGCATGTGGATTTGGTAGTAATCTGACGCGTGTCGATTTAATATCTACATTCGTACGAGAAAGATGATTGACAACAATCATGACATCTCTTTTTAGTTTAAGTAGTTCGTATTGTTCCTTTTTAGTAGGCATAACCCATCCCGAATCGACCCACTTAAAACAACTTCTCTCTTTTGCACAATCTCTTAGAAATTTATGGTCGACGTGCTCTTCTAAAAAATCAATACCGCATTTTTTGAGGTCACTCAGTGTGCCACACTTTTTAGACTCGTTATCATCATTATATACGGCACTTATCAGTGCGTCAGATAGTATCGTGACTAATTTGGGATAGATAGCATACATAGTTGTGACAAGTGGCCCGTGTCTATCGTCATTTCTTATCTTGTAATAGTTGTTACCATCATGTATATAGTTACTGCAAAATGAGTTAAAAAAATCTGTATTTACTAGAAGATAACTAATGATGGAATCGAAGTCGGTTTCTGGTATATTAATTTCGCCTTCAATATCTTTTTCCATTAAACAGCGGACTCTCGTCATAATAAAGGAAATAGTTTCCAGCTTAAAATTCAAAATATTACCTGCTATAAAAATAGACGCGTGTCTCATATACTTTTCGTATATTTGTTGACGATTCATTTACTTATAAGATTTTTTTAAATTATTTTCATGTGTTTTAGCGTAAACCAAACAATCACTAGCACCAGTAAAATAAGTAAAACCCCTAACATTTTACGCGTTGCTGTTGCAGGCGTTTTGACAGCAGGATTTGACGGATCTGTTGTTGGAGATAAAAGCACAATGCCGTACCAAATCATCAGAATAATGACAGCCGGAGGACCTCCGTATAAAATTAGAGTACCCTCGGCACTCATTTTTTATTAAATACAAAATAAAAAATTACAAAATCATACAGAAATAGGGTGTTACAAAAAATGTTAAATAATAAATAATAAATGAATAAAGGAATGGATACAAAAAATTATATCCTATATATTTTAATAGCGATATTTATAATATTTATAATCATTCTATTCCAGATTTTATATTCTTACAATCAGTCTGTCCGATACGTCGATTTTGGGGACCCTTCTTCTCCTAATAAAGTATGTTTTATCGCTGGTGTGCATGGAAATGAACCTGCTGCTAGTTTATTGCTGGAAAAGTTAGTAGAAACTGACTATTTTTCTACGATTTCAAAAGAAAAAAGACTATTTATTCGCGTTCTACCAGGCGTTAATGAGTTTGGACTGGCTCTTGGTATCCGGTTTCAGAATAGTTTATTTAATCCTGATATCAATCGAACATTTAAAGGCGAAGGCCAAGGAAATATCTCAAAAGAAATGATTGCGTTAACGAAAGATATTCCCTTAATTATTGATTTCCATGAAGGGTGGGGGTTTCATCGTATTGATAAAGATAGTCTCGGGTCAACATTGACGGCTACAAAGGGAGCCGTTCCGTTAGCTCAAAAACTCGTTATGAACATTAATCAAATCATACCAAACCCTGTACACCAATTCATGCTTCTTGATCGAATGTGTGAGATTGATTCAGCCTTTTCCTGCTATTCGGACCGTAAAGGAAAGAATTATATCTTAGTCGAAACGTCGGGCCAAAATGATGTCCAACCTGTTGAAGTAAGACAAGGACAGGTAAAGATTATTCTGGACACGGTTCTATCCAATTTTTAAGTAAAATAAAAAAATTTTTATATATATAAAATGTCTGGGATAACGATTCAAGATACACAAATTCGCTCGATCTCTGGACCGGTAAGTGTATTTTTTCTTAGACCAAAGCCTCATATTTACAAAGACGGAAATGCCTCAAATTTCCCTCTTATTATGCTTTTTGGAGATGCTCATCAGTCGACTGAACGCATGTGCAATGATTGTACATGTGATCAGTCGAAAAACGATGCCGGAAAATGTTGTTATAAGATATATGATCCTAGCTTCTTGCAACTACTCGATACCTTGGCGGACGACAAACACCCAGTTGATTTCTATACAGAAACGTTTCAACACGGAACTCATAGTGAAAACCCCCGACCTCCAATGGCAAAACTGGCATCAGATATGAAGTTTGTTACGTGTTATCAACGAAATCTTCGAGGAACATCGGCATATAGAAAGTATTGTCCGACACGTTACATACGATGGCACGGAGGAGATTCCAGACAGTCTGGATCTATTTTTGGTCGTGGTACAATTTATGAAAATCTACCAGGCGAAATTAAACGGGAAGATATCATTCTTACCAAGAGATATATACAAAACTTGAATATCGAATCTCAGCTGTATTATCTTCTTCATTTTGCACTAAATGTAGATAAGACTAGAGCTTCGTTGTTTATTAATCAAACGATATTGGAAACCTATGCCAATTTGGAAAGATTTCTAATAAGTAGCATAGAAAATCCAGAATCTTTTGCACAAGAACTATTTTCTATGATGACCTATAAAAATAGTGTGATCTACAAACAAATCATGAAACAGAATTACCCTGGATTTCGTACGGTTAATGATTGGGCGAAATTGTATGCACAGAATCTGGTAAACTTACGACGGCAATCGTTTTGTATTGCATATTACTACGGTAGTGAAGCTATAACCAAAGAAAAATTTTTTCTAGATAAAATGTCACAGACATATCATTTAAAAAAAATTTTGGACGACATAAATTCAGCGTTGATGGATATTTATTTTATTTCTAGAATGTTAAAACAACCATCCGGGGGAATTCGGTCGTCGTTAACATTTGGATATTTTGGGCATGCCCACATTTTAAATGTAGTCAGACTTCTCCACCAGATTAATGTTTATGATCTGGTCTATTTTAAAAATATGACACAATTAGTTGACGGGCACCCGTCACGATGTAAAATAATTGATTTTTCTCTCGACTTATCTGCCGAAGTACGGTTGCATAATCAGGCGGTCGACCGTGAAAACCTGAAAAATCCCAAAAATTTATAAAATTAACGATTCCGAACTTCGGCCTTTAACTCTTTAATGGCTTGCAGTAAAACTGCCGATAGTTTACCGTAGTCAACGCGAAGATATCCATCATCACCTGTATGTACAAGTTCTGGATAGACTTCTTGAATTTCCTGCGCGATAACGCCAAGCTCGTGTTCCGGTTTGTTTGGGTCGATCCAGTCGTGAGAAACCCCTCGAATCTTATCAATCTTATCAAGGACGTTTGGAAGCGTAACAATGTTTGACTTCAAACGTCTATCTGATTTTCCACTTAGGTGAATAACTGATACTGCTCCTGCTGCTACGTCGGCTGGATCTACGATTATATCACCATCAGTCCCACCTGCTAATCGGGTTGGCGGATCCGTATACGGCGCCTGTGTTGCACTTGGAAGCGGCCGAAGAGACGGAATATCGATCGCGTAAAAATTACCATCTAGTCCTTGTTTCTCTACGGACAGAATCAGTGGACTAGATGAAATTCCAGCTAAAACATGGCTTGGGCCATTGTTGCCGCCATTTCCACGATATATATCATCGTGAAAACAGTCACTGCAAATTGCGCCACTAGGGTTGCCAAAAGGTGGAACACCTCGCTCACATACTTTTATTTCGGCAAGACCATTTCGACTGCCGTCATTTAAAATTAACTGAATGCCATTACCATCACTAGTCTTGCCTATTAAAAAATCGCTTCCGGGTGGACCTATATTTGGCTGAAGCGCCATAACAGTCGCGGCGTGAGCGCCAGCTGTACCAAAATTTCCACACTCACCGGACCAAAAAGAGGCAGACACGTAACTGCCATTGTATGAGCTACTGGAATTTGAAAGTTGTAAAAATCCACCAACTGGATTACCTAATCCTCCTGTAAATTTAAATACTGAATCTTTATCTGCCCCATTAGCAAACGCGCAAGTATACTTTTTAGAATATTGATCGTTGATCATCCCCCAATGGGTACCGCACGCGAAAACGCCTCCCTTGAAGTATCTACCATCGGGATGCTTAATCCGAATATTATCTCCGTTATTTAAGACCCACTTACAATTGCCATTTTCATCAACGACTCCTCCATTTTTGCATGTGTCGTTATCAGAATATTGACATTTATTTCCAAGATAAAGTTTTGTCATACCATCGGCGATTGATGGATAATTAAAACATATTGGGCAATTTCCATTATAGTCAACTTGCCCTTTACCACTGCAATCGACCGCGTTGCTATATTGACAAGATCCACCATTATAAGTTGTGTCACACCAACACGCACCGCTAGCATTTACGTATCCACGCACGTTACAGTTATCTTGTTTACTGTATTGACAATCGGGTCCAGCTAACAAACCATACGTTCCGTCCATATGTGTACCGTGAGTTGTACCATCGCCGTCGCATATTGCACACCCATCATTCGGAGCAGAACCACTCCAATGATGCCGACATTCGCCGCATGTTCCATCCGACTTCGGCGTTCCATTCATCGTTCCATCGGCATTTACGTGGCATGGGTTAAAGTAGTTAGTCGATATTGTCGAAAAATTGTTAGCGGAATCAACAGTTAACAGATTCTTTACGTTGGCGGGGTACGCCGTGTAAACAGAGGACGGTGATATTACGCCGATATTTCCACTAGTGTCTACGTAAACGATGTTAAAGGTAGTTGGAATTGGTGAAAGAGATGGCGATGTTACGGATTGTGTAGATATATTGCCAGTCGGGTCAACGGTAACTAAGTTTACGGTAGTCGCAGCGTATGACTCGTACGAATAAATATAGTAAACGACAGCGACAATACAAATAATTGCTATAATTGTGAAAATTAGTTTCATTATTACTTTATTTAGAGAAATAAATTTATAAAATGAAACTAATTGAGATTCAACGAAACTACGCCGCACTACTCGACACCGAAATTACCGTAAACGGATGGATACTTAGCATCCGTAAAATGACAAAAGAACTATCGTTTATCAAACTAAACGACGGAAGCAATGCAAACGGCATCCAACTTGTCCACGAAGGCGAAACGCCCAATTTGCCACTTGGAAGCAGCATTACAGCTCACGGTATTCTGACGCGTTCGCAAGGTAAAGGCCAACTTTACGAGGTAAAATTGACGTCGATTGAGACACTAGGCACATCGAACGACGACTACCCTCTTTGCAAAGGGAAATTAGAACTCGACTACCTTCGTCGATTCGCCCACCTTCGCGCCCGAACGTCCTCTTTTTCATCCATTTTTCGAATCAAATCAGCCATTTCGCACGCCACGCATACGTTCTTCAAGACGCACGGATTTTTACACATAAACCCCAACATTATCACTGTAAACGAGTGCGAAGGTGGCGCCGGTGTATTCCAACTGACTGAACACGATATGTCAAGTCACGCAAGTCTTCCGTGCCAAGATTCGGTGTCCAGAATGCACGATTGGGACAAGGACCATTTCGGGCGACCCGCCTACCTTACAGTCAGCTCGCAGCTTCAATTAGAGGCGCTTGCATGCTCGATGGGGTCGGTCTACACGACCAACAAGAGCTTTCGGTCGGAACATTCGTCCACTCATAAGCATCTATCGGAATTTGAACATCTGGAAATCGAGGACACTTTTATCGCCATCGACGAACTCATGCAAGTAGGCGAAGACTACATCAAATTCATTGGAACAACTCTGATCGAGGAGTGCTCCGACGACCTCGAAAATCTCGGTAAATTTGTGTCGAAGGGTCTGCCCGATCGCGTGCGAGATATCGTGAATTCGACGTTTACGCGCGTTACCTACGACGAGGCCGTAGCCATCTTGCAGACATACGGCAAACCAATCGTGCACGGCGAAGACCTTTCGTCCGAGTGCGAAAACTGTCTTACCGATCATTTCAAGGGACCCGTGTTTGTGTGGAAGTGGCCTTCGTCCATCAAAAGCTTCTACATGAAGCAGATTGGCGATGGAACATGTGAGAACTTTGATTTGTTGATGCCCTACAAGGTTGGCGAGTTGATAGGCGGATCGATGCGCGAAGACCGTTTGGATGTGTTGATGGCGATGATGAAAGAGAAGGGCGTGTCGCCGGACCCTCTGGGATTTTATCTTGACTTGCGAAAATTTGGGTCGGTTCCTCACGGCGGGTTTGGACTGGGGCTGGACCGGATGTGTATGCTATTTACGGGTATGGAGAATATCAAAGACGTTGTGGCGTTTCCCGTGTACTTCAAACATTGCGATTTTTAAGAATATTAAGAATATTAAGAATATTAAGAATAAATATTTTTGACTGAAATATTTATTTTAGGTTCATTTTTTCCGTAGTGTTTAACACGTTTTTGACAATGTCGACCAGTTCATGGATGGAATGAATCGAACGTGAATCTTTGGAATCTTTGGAATAATAAAAATAGTTTCTTACATAATCGATATTAGAAATATTAGAAATATTAGAAATATCCCTGGCTAAAACATTCGACTGCCTGATATAACGGCTAATGTTTCGGTACATATTTATTTTAAAATAATTATAAAAATAACTTCCATTTTGTTTTCAGATACTACTTCTATTTTTTACGGAAACTCACACATCAGAAAATAATTTCTTATACTCCATCATATTACATGTGCCCATATCGAGATTACACGTCCTACATACAACTTCTAGATTTTCGATCGAATCTGATCCGCCATTCTTAACGGCGACGACGTGACCGCATTCAAACTCATTAAACATCAACTCGTGTCGACAACAAAAACAGTAGCCTTTCAAACTGTCTCCAACCTCCTTTTGCCATACCTTCATCCGCATCAGGGCTGGTATCTTTTTACGGCCCTTGATCTCTTTTGCACGTGTCTCCGTCTCGTTAAATTTACCGTCTAGTAAACGATCGATCCACTCATATCGTCGAAATAGGCCCAAATAAAATGGGTTAGCACCGTCCATTAATTTCTTATATTTCGTTGTGTAATCATCGACTCCCCACATCTCAAATTTATGTGTATTCCGCGAATAAAACGTATTCAGCGCTAAAATCGGTTCTAGAAGGCGAGACCTCACATTTTCCAGTGTAACACCTAATTTTTCAACGACTTGGTAAGATTGCAGCTTTTTACCCAGCTCGTCGAGTGAGATATTGGGACATCTCGGGTTCTTGGACGTCTTGCAATAGTCGCCAAATTGTTCCTTTAAAAATTTTTGGACCAACGGAATGATAAACGGTTCGATGTTTCCGTCGTATAGTGCAACCTTCTTATTGGAATTGATGATTTCGTATAGTTTATAGGTGTCTTCTTCGGTTTGGACATTGTAGATATCGATCCGGATCAATTCATTTGAGATGGTTGGATGCTGTTTACTGAATTGTTCCAGGGAGCGAATGCGGTGTTGGCCGTCGAGTAAAATCATTTTTGGTTTATCTGGAAGTCGGCCGACGGAAATCGTGCCGGGAAGAAAAATCTCTTTGTGTTCATCGTAATATTCTTTGATTCCCTTCAAAATTTGTTCAGTGTGCTCGTTGTTTTCGACGCGTTGGAATGGCGGTAAGTACACATTTTTCAGAACGTAGTCCAGTGGTAATTGGCAAAACTCAACTGTTTTTCTGGCGACTTTATAATTCATATTATTATATGTAGAGGGATGTTTTTATATGTATATATTTACAAAAATTCTAGAATAGAATGAGGATAAAGCGCGAGATAATGCAACTATTTAGGAGTTCTACATTGACTTTTTTAAAAATATTATTTTTTATATAATTTTTATACCTAAATATATGTTACCATTCATTAATTTTTTCTTCTCAAACTTAGCTTCTAATATCAAGAAGAATTTATTTCGTACCACCTTCTTTTGTCTTCCCATATCACACCATTCAACATACCGATCGTAGATTTCTTTTGCCCCTACTTTAAACCCTTCTCCGACGTCGCAACACTCATCAATAAACATTTCCATGGTATCATTCTCACGGAAATAACCCATCGTTGCCTCTTTCATGACATTTGGGATTTCTCCAAGATTTTTTTGATCCCATATTTTGGAACGATCGCACCGCACGATATAACTAAAAAGTTCGTTGATATTGTCCTTCAACTTCTCCATATAAACTGGATTGTTGGTGAATACGGCGTTGAACGGCATGATCTTGATACGATCGGTCATATGAGGATGGACGTCTGACTGTAAATCAGATTATTGAAAAATATCATATTACAAAGTATAAATATAATAAAATACGAGTAGAATATGACCTTCAAAAAGACTATGTTAGTTTGAATGATGGAGAAAATAAGAAAAAACCTAAAAACACCAAATTTAAAAAAATTTTAGTTCAGTTGGATGTACCAGAACCAAACTCGTCCGAATTTGATCTGACCGCCTTCAAGAAAGACTGTGAAGAGAGCATGAAGTTATCGGAGTTGATGGATAAGCACCATCTGTCTCTCTACCAGGTGCGTGAGTTGAGGAAGAAGTATGACCTTAAAACAAAATAGTTATAAATATTTTTACACCTTTGGGTATGTAAAAATTCGATTTTTTTGATGATTTCTACCAACTCTTTCTGTGTCGGTTCGAAATGGATCGCAAGATCTTTCTTCAATACAAGTTTGATGAAACATTCGATCATAAAGTAACGGTTATCGACGACTGGGATTAATGAGATACGCCTACCGAGATGAAACGACATAATTTTTTAAACTCATTTTACGTTTTTACTATCGCCTTCACTATCAATCGCCTCATTGTGGACTCGAAGATCTTCTGTTAGATTTATATCTTTTTCAATCGTTATACATCTAAACTTATTTTTTACGGCATACTCGTCATTATCGTAATTTTTAGATGAATCTGGATCTCTGTCTTTACTGTAAACGATGTCGTACCCCATACTGCGAATCTGTTTAGATATATTTATAGCATGCAGATCCCCAAAAAAACCAAACGAAAGAGATGAACGAATTCCATCGTCTGGCTTTTTAAATATACGAGAGATCGTATAAATATCAAGAAATCTAAGAGTTATGTTTTCGAGAGCATAATATGAAATTTGATATCTCCGAAATTTTGATAAATTAGAAGTATTTAGAGGAGTGATTATATCCCATGCAATTGGGAGTTCGTCAGGGCTAGCATCAAGAGATGATGCGAACATGTTTGACCACATTTTGATGTCTCGAAAGGGGGGATAATTCTGTTTACTTATTTGTTTGGCGATCAAACTGTTTTCAACGGTCATTAGGCTAAATAACGCATCTGAGAACTTAGTAAAATCAATTCCCGTTGGTGTAAATAAGTTATCATTCAAAAAGGTATAGAAACCATCTACCGATTTCAAAGGAGTCATGCTGAAAAGATTGTTGGCCGCGTCAATCCGGCTAAAAATATCATCTGGGTATTTTTTACCGCAATGAACACAAAATAGACCTAAGTTTACGTTTAACGACTTGCATTCCTGGTTCTGGCAGATAGTATACCGGTCTTCATTAGAGAAGGCCAAAAATCTGCGAGAAGCCGAAAAAATACTTTCAATATAATTACGTGTCATATATTTTGTGATGATTGTTGTATCTATGTCATAGTTTTCCGATAATTTTATATAAGACATATCAACGCCAATATCATTTGACATAGAGGTAGAGAATTTATTATTTAAATTGGCAAAAATTTTACCCATATTAAAAGCCTGTCTTACGTCACCTGCGTGCCATCTAATATTCCGTGTTGGGCAATTATCTTTATAGAACTTAGTATCTCTAAGTCTTTTCTGGTAACAAGATAGCATCTTACCAGTAGTTAAGGTCTCCATGGTACCTCCTGTAAAACCAATCCCGGTTCCCGCTAAAAACGTCTCCGTATAAAAATCAACGGGGTGTTTATTGTCTGCTAATGTGTCAAGAAGGCCAAGAAACGACGGATCGTCTAGAGCGTAGCAACATGATTTGTATTTTACCGAACAAACACATTGTTCACATATGCCAGTCATTTTACGATGAGTATCTCCAAACATAATAATAAGGGGGAAATATCTGGCATTCCCTTTTTCGTAGACCGTCTTGTTTGGTTTAAGGTAACAGAAAGAGACCGGCCCAGATATCGATGATACAAGTGTACCGTTAATGTTAAGTCCGTTCGTTGGGGCCTGCAAGTCCTCCTCCTGATTGCCTTGACCGCGATGCATATGATCGTCGCCCGCTTCCATTGGCGCGATTGAATAGCCACGGTTTGAGCGCGCCACTCGGGCGCGCGCGCCCGAGGACATGGGTATTTGAATATTCCATGATGGGCGTTCCGAAGGCGCTCGAACGGGGCTCTTTCTATTCGTCTTTTTAGCGCGAACAGGGCTCTTTCTAGACGTCTTTTTAGAGCGAACAGGGCTCTTTCTGGGAGTCTTTTTAGCGCGACTAGGGCTCTTTCTAGACGTCTTTTTAGAGCGAACAGGGCTCTTTCTAGGAGTCTTTTTGACTTTTCGCGGCGATTTCATTTTATTAGAAGAATATTTTAAATTTTTTACATTTAAAATATTTACACCTTTGGATATTTAAAACGCCGATTAGGGTATTAAAAAAATAAGCTCCGCGGGGCAAAGCCCCAATGTATAAAATCAATTTATCCTCGTTTCGTATGGTTTTGCTCTTTATAGAACTTGGTATCTCCAAGTCTTCTCTGGTAACAAGATAGCATCTTAAAAGTACACGTATTTATTTTCTCCATTTTCGTCAATGTAGTTAATGCCTCCATCATCAATGTTAATGTTTCCTCTCATTACGGGTATGTAAATATTCCTAGACTGTGGCTCCGTTCTGCTGTTAGAGTAAGGTGTACTTTTTGCTGTTTCAGGATTCGGCGGCGGTGATGACGGCGGTGATGGATTGAGTGGCGGTTCGCGGGAGGTGCGCGTGGGTGACGGTGACGTCGATGATAGTATTGTCGGCGTCATTGAAGATGATTTGAACGTCGGGCTTTCTGAAGTATTTTGAGGCGCTCGATCGGGTATCTTTCTGGTCATCTTTTTAACGCGAACAGGGCTCTTTCTAGACGTCTTTTTAGCTCGAACAGGGCTCTTTCTAGGAGTCTTTTTAGTCTTTTTAACTTTTCGATGCGATTTCATTTTATTAATATAAAAAATATTTTTAATAAAGAATGATAGGTAAAACAAAAGTTCAGAGAAGTAAATCGGTTAAAAATCTAGACGTAAATCTCCTAAAAACAAACCTTCCAAAAGTAAACCTTATAACGCAGATATACAGGTGAAAAAATCTAGACGTAAATCTGTGAAAAAATCTCCTAAAAACAAACCGTCCAAAAGTAAACCGTTTGACGCTGCCACATTGTTTGATGCTGATATACAGGAGACAAACACTAAAAGATTGGGAAATTTATTAAAGATCATCAGTTTGCCCGAAATTAAAGGTCTTAAAAATGATAGCTATGTTCGTATGACGAACATGCAAAACAAGAAATAGGAGAAAGTGATCAAGAATACGCAGAGTTTCATAAAACCGTGCAAAACAATCGAAAAATATTAGAAAAGTTAAGGTCATACGTTCACGAATGTCATAATATGTTTGAGAACATAATCGATTTGTCTATTAAAGCCTATCAATCAAGAAATATAAACGATGAGCATGAATTGAATCACATTTTTGAAATGTATACTGGACGCCAAGGCGGGCAGAAACGAATAAGTCGTGTTATAAAACAATAAGAAAAATATGGAACACATTTTTTTGGATTTTAAATCCATTAATAAAATGATACGCGACCTTATGTATATCGTAATCATTCTTTTTCTTCTTGTGTTGCTATCTTTAAAAAACGAAGGATACTGATCGCCACGTAAACGACCAGAAAACCTTGCCCCTTTCTTTTAAGGGTCAATAAGTGTTACAAAAGTGAAGAATGTGTTAAAAAGTGTAACCCACATGACACAATTGGAGTCCAGCAGTTACTAATCGACATGTAATGAATGGTAGTATCACTTATCATGTTTAGGACTAAGAAGTATGATCTCAAAACATATGATCTCAAAACATAAATATTTTAGGTAATAAAATATTTAGTAAGGCTTACCTTTGATGGATGACATCAATGCCGTCCACAGATCTTTGGAATGAGAGTATGATCGCTCTGCCACGCTATATGATTGGCTACCATTCCACGTTGTTATGGACGGAATTATCGAGCAAAAAGATGTGATAATCTTAGATGTTTCAAGCGAGAGTTGTTTGTCAAAGTTGTAGTGGGGTTTAATATCGAGCGGTCCAATTACCAATCTTCCTCCGTTGCAATATGTCGCGATAGATATATTTCCTTTGTAGATATTGGAGCAAGTGATGATGTAGAGATTGTTATACAGATTAAAGTCGGGTCCATCTCCTGATCCGACTAGATAGTGAATGGTATAAAAACAAACGAGTGTTTCGTCGAGATTTTGCACGAACTCTCGTGCCTCTTTTTCAAGTATATCTAGTTTTGAATAATCGAATTGATAGGAATTTCTAAGGACCTTCGTCAGTTTTTCCCATTCGTTTTCGAAAACCGCATTTTTGACATACCATTCTTCCTCTTCTTCGTTGTGTTCATAGGTTCGCATATACCATTCTTCTTCTTCTTGGAATTGGCGAGCCTCTTCTTCTTCTTGGAGTTGTCTAAAAATTTCCGCATCGATTTCGCTATTTGGCATTGTCGAATTTGAAACAGCAGGCTCTGGGACATGCGGCAAAAAAACAACACCGTCCGGCCTTGGGTTGTAATAGTTACGGATTTCCGTTGTTTCTAGACGGCTGAAACGCCGAGGAAGAGGCACCAGAGCTGACCGTGACGCCAGTGCTGGGTCTGACCGTCGAGCACATGTCACACTTTGCCTTGCTGTTGGCATTGTGAAAGGTGCATGATGTGCACGCCCACTCGCTGGGTGTCAGTGCAGCGGACGCGCGTGTTTCTTGGAGTTGTCTAGCCATTTGCGAGTCGCGGTTGCGCATCATGGCCGAACGTTCCTCCAATACGGAACGTGTTTTATTTTTATTAGGTATACGTATTTTAGGAACCATTTCGCGAAGTTTGTCTGCCCCGATAACGACTCCGTCTGTGCTTGAATAATTGCCGCCTGGTCCGGAAATATATGTGTGCGACATGGTTTACTTTATGTGTATAAAATAAACGTAAAAATCAATTTTATATTGTAATTTTACTGTATTCAAATTCTCAACTCTTACTTTTATGTGCCCAACGCGTCGTCGTTCGTCTTTGCCTTGTCGTCTTGTCGTCTGCAATCTCGTTACTGTACAAGAATGTTCATCTCCGAGTTCGGGAGAAATACGTCCGTGTCGAGATTTTTCGCGCCGTTTTCGTCGAAGACTACGTATTCACAGTCGGCAAATCCGGACTGTTGCATGAACATGATCAGCTGGTCGCGTGGCGATGCGTGAATGTTCGCGTAGTCGAGATCGAGGGCCAGCATATCACCGCTCAACATCTTCAACGTGAGCGAGGCGCGGAAGGGTTCCAACACAATGGGCCGCGCGACGATCTTGTCTCCTTGTTGAACCCACTTTTGAAGAGATGCGACCATCTCGCCAATGGTGTCAAACCATGTCTTCGTGTCGATCGAGTAGTAATAGAGGTCGAGCTCTTCTTCCTGTGCGACGTAAAACACAACCGATGCCACATCCGTCATCCAGGTCGGCTGGTAGTACGAGAGACGGAACGCCAACACCTTCGATCGTCCTGGAAAGGCGGTCTGCTTGTGCAAATCCTCGACGATGTAGTGGCCTTGCGTGTGGGCGGTGATGTTCATATTCGTATGGAGTACTTTGTGTATAAAATTGTGTATAAAAAACACGTAAAAATCAATTTTATTTGCGACATTACACGCGTCTTATCGCCGTTGCGGGTCCAGACGCTTTTCATATGTGAGAGACAATATTTTGACGTTTTCCAACGTGAAAATTTATAGTATTTTATTGTATTCAAAACATTCAAAATCTTTTACTTTTTAGAAGTCTTCTTTGCCGTCACTTTCTTCTCACCTTCCACGGGCTTCTCCACAGAGGGTTCGTCGTCGGTCTTCGTTGCCTTCTTCGCCTTCTTGTCTTCCGTCGCGGGTTCGTCGGTTTTCGTTGCCTTCTTCGCCTTCTTGTCTTCAACAGCGGGCTTCGCGTCCTCCATCTTTTTCTCCTCGACGTCCTCCTTTACCTCGACGTCTTCTACTGCGTCACCCTTCCATTTGATCTTGTCTTCGTCAGAGAGACCACGCCACATCTCGCCCAGACGACGAGAGACGTCCTGGGGATTGGTTTGGTTCTTTGCGACTTCCGGTCGGTTGGCGTTGCAAAACTTGATGTAGGCCGATAGAGGACGTTTAGCCTTTTCCCCCTTTTCCTCTGTCTTCGCCTTCTTCGCCTTCTTCGGCTTGTCAGACTTCTCCGAATCGGAGACGGGAGAGGTCGACCGGGCACGGCACGCCTCGTCGTATCGTTCCTTGTTGGCGATCGCTCGTTGTTTGTAGACGTCTTTCTCCTTGTCGCCGAGCTCGCGCCACATCTCGCCCAGACGACGGGAGACTTCCTTGGGATCCTTGGTATCGGAAAAGTCGGTGTTGGAGCGAGTCTCCTTGCAAAACTCCATGTAACTATTTTGGGCTTTCGGGATTTTTTCCTTTTCATCGTCGACATTCTTTACCTTCTTCAAGCACTTGGCGAGAATGGGGGTAAAAAACTTGACATCTTCTTCGGCGGAGAAATCAATGGTCATGCGACCTGCCTTTGTCAGTGCGGCAATCATGGACTTAATCATTTTGGAAGACATTGTGTAAGTGTGTGTGTGTGAGAGTGGTCGATATTTTCACTAGAATTTTCATGTGAAAATCAATTTTATTTTTTAATTATAAATGTTTTCGTCGTTTATACCGAAAGTGTTATTTCCGGTGAATGAAAAGAATAAATTGCCAGTAGACTTGCAGGAATGCCAAACGTGCCGCCAATTGCGTGCAGAGAACTCCGTTTTGCGTAAGCAAATCGAGGAGTTGATAAAAGAAAAACTTAGGTCTTCATCTTCTTGATAATCGAATTAAGAGTTGAGACGTATTCGGGCATAGAAAGAACTGATAGGACAAACGCGAGTGTTACTTTGTTGTGTTCCCGATCTTTGATATGGAAGGAGTGACACTCTTTTACGAATCGATACTCTTCCTGTGACACGACAACTTGTTGTTTGTTTACAAATCGATTGATGTAGGCCGAGTGAATGGTCTTTGCAATCTTGTAAATTAGATTTTCGTAGGCTACGAAATTGGTCTTATAGTCGGGGTACAAATCAAACATCATGCGATTGTACGTCGAGTTGTTTCGAATTTTCAGGTAGCGAAACATGACACTGGGTTCATTGCCGCGCGCCTGTGAATAGATCTTGTAGTTTGTATTAACGATTTTAATTTGGTCGCCGCTACTGGAAAACGCAATCACTCCCTGGTAGTAACGTGGGTCCAACGACTCGGTGTAGGCCGCAATATCGTTCGAGCCCAATTGGATCGGAAAGGGAACAGGGATACCAACCGAATAATCAACGCTATACGTTTGGCCTTCTACCAGTGTACCGACATGAAGAACGTAAATTTTCTCAGGCGCCGCGCAAACCATACGAGTTTGCGAGGTTGAACTAATAAGAAATAGATAGACATTGCGTTTGTCTAGTTTCTCTGTAAGGCTTGCGATAGACATTCCGTTGTTGCCGAGCGCCTCTTCAAATAGCTCGCCAAACGACTTAGCCGATCCCCAGCGAGAACGGAACGCGTCCAATTTACGATGTGTGGTGACGTACCATTTCGTGTTGATTTCACAGTAAAAGACTCGAATCAGCGTTCCTTCGTTTGAGTGATAGAATGTATATTTTTGGGTGTTATTATTATTATTATTATTATTATTATTAATAGACGAATTCCATTCTGAGGGTGATAATTCAGAAGTGTATCCGATCGATCGGACTAGAAGTTTTTCTCCGTTGTAAACGACGCCTCGGCATCGTTTGAGTTCATCCGAACTATTATTGTCGCAATGCTTGTAAGAATAAATTTGTAGAGTACCGTCGTCGTCGGTTTTCTCAACCTCGTCTTTGAAATTTGAAAGTGTTTCCGGGAAAGTCGTCATTGTTTAATAATACAATGTTTCTTTAAAAGCGTGAATCAATTTTAAATTTTATATTTAAAATTATAGACACCCATTAGAAACGACATTAAGGGTTTTATTCTTAAAAGTCGTACGACTATAGTTGTTAAAAACGTTTCCTGAAAGCGTGACATAACCCGGATTATTGGGCTTTACATTTCTGCATAAATAATAAAGGCTTCCCGGTGTACCCATTCGAATAACTAAACGGTCACCTGTCGTTCTGTCATAATAAATCGTAACTTGTCCTAAATTTGCATTAAATGCCCCACAACTAATTGTCGTTGACTTTGTACTATAAGTAATGACAGGGTTCCGTTTAAAACTAACAGGTAGAGGGCTAATAACAATTTCAAATAAAAAACCTCCATTCGATTTAATAGTTACTTGGCCGCAATCAATACCGTTTAGTATGCATTTATCCCATGTTCCAGAAAAATCTGGACGATATACAGATCCATTATCACAATCTCCATATTCTGTAAGAGGATTTGGCGTATCAATTTGTGTTCGAAATTGAACACCATTTCCATCACACATATCAGGAACAAACGAGTATTCGGTGGCAGACGTAAAATTGAATGCGCCATATGGACCCCATTTGGGCCCAGCCGCAGTTGGCGCGGTCGTGGCCGGTGCACTAGTTTGTGCAGTTGGTGCAGTTGTTGCTAGAAAATTACCGCTTTTAGGTTCAGACGTCGCAGTCGTGGCTGGTGCATTAGTTGGAGCAGTTGTTGAAACAGCCCTAGTTGGCGCGGCAGTGGCTGGGGAAGTTGGAGTGGCTGAGGCAGTTGGAGCAGTTGTTGAAACAGCCATAGTTGGCGCGGCAGTGGCTTGGACAGTTGGCTCGGTCGTTGCTAGATGTCCGGTATTTGAATCACTACGAGGAGTTGGTTGAGAGTTAGTTGGCACTGGATGTTCGATATTTGAAGTATGAGAGTTACCAGATGAGTGAGTAGTGTTTGAATTAGTTTTACTAGATTTGTAATAGTATACTGCAGCTAATACAAACAAAGTTACAACAATAACGACATATTTTATAAAATTTACATTGGTCATTTTATATATAGAATAAATAAAATTTACAATCGTCGAATGGAAAATAGAGCCTCGATCTGAACTCGGCCAAATGTAGGGTATGGGCTAAATATATCGTTTTCAAGCGTTCGGAAAAGTGTTCCGTCGGGAAGATAAACCGAAAAACGTAGGTTATCGTTGGGTTTGAATTTTATGACCTGAGACATACCACTGCTACTTACTACCATAAAAGTGCTGAGAAGTGGTTGTACGGTTTGTGAAATTGGCGCTACAAAAAGCGCATTATTACTGCTTGGATTGTTACTGTAAATCAATTCACGAGAAGCGCCAGATGGCGCAGTTGCGTTAGCGAATTCTACGTAGACGTAAGGATAGAATGAGATTCGCGAACCCGATAATAGCGATTCGTTCGGAAGAGTAAGACTGATAAGTGTTACCTCATAGCACACAGTGTCATTAATTGACACCATAGAACCGTTATACGACAATGGCGTAAAATTGTCTTTGCTAAAACATGAGATATTAATCGTATCTACCTGTGATACAACGAATGAGTCCCATTCGATATAGTAGTCACTTTCTGTATCTGCAAAAATATTAAAACAGGTAAGCGAACTGGTTGGAATAAATGTAAACGTAACCGTGGTATAGTCTGACGAGATTGCCGACGATTGATACAAAATCGTGTTATTAAGTCCGTTAACAGTGAAATAGGGGGAGGCCATCGTTGGTTTACCTCTTATGTTCCAGCAAACCTGATACGTTTTACCGATTGTGTACTGAGTAGGGATTAGATTCATGGTTCCAATCAGACTTGTGTTATTGGTAAGAGTTGCCCGGTACTCGGTAGGTCCGATCTGATCAATTATAAGATCAGTTTGTGCAACAAAACTACCGGAATCATACCCGATGTTGGCAATGTAGGTAGGAAGAGGGGTACTATTTAGATCATAGCAAACCGATAATTGGCGTGTAGACCCGTTATAAGCTTTCACATAGTAAGAGCCATAAATAGGAAAAAACACGCCAGCCACAGGTGACCCATTTCCGTTAATAACTTCTGCCGGCGGAAATTGTTTTGGGTAGGTTTCTGATGCATTAGAGTAGTAGTAAACGAATTTTCCAGTATAAAAGTTGTCGGTTGTGCTTGCGCCAGGTGGCAGTGTGATAACGGGTCCAAGAAGAGGCCCAATCGCCGGATTGGCGGGAGGGGTTGAATTGGTAAAGGTTGACGTTTCTAGTGTCCATCTTTCGTTAGGCAGTGTTTTTCGCAACGTAAATGTCTGGGGTGTCATTGGGTTGTATTCGGCAGGTAATGGCGCGTCAAAATATGCAATTTGAGTGTTAAAATCGTAGTAAGTGATGGTTCTATAAAAAATATTGGAATTGGACGGATTGGAATAAAGGGGGTTAGGTGTTTCAAAAACAATGTAGTAACCATTGTAGGCAAGTTCATAGTTTAGAATATAGTTTTGATTAATGTCAAGAGTAGGAATGCTTATATAGTTAGCCGTTGGGTTACTAGAATATATACCGTATTTATGGCCAGTTGGATCGTCCCCAAGTGGTTGTAGTAATGTAAGCGTGGCTGTTGATGGATTGTAACCAATAATCAATGATACCGACTCGTTGGACGGCGGGACAGTTGTGTCAACTATATACCACCCAACATAATAATTTGCGACAGATGATAGAGCCTCGCCTGTTTGTTTTGGGGATAAAACAGGTGCAGCCGCTGTACTGCCGGCCGCGAACGACCCTTCTGAGTTATAATATTCACTGCTAGTTGCGATAAATTTATAATAGACCGCGCCGTTAACAATTGGGTCTAGTGCATTCTTTCCTGTTATGTTTTGAACGGTAGGTGCAAATGGTACTTCGAATGACGCTGGGTAAGGGTATTGTTGCCGATTTCGGTTTCCACTATACAATTCAATATATCGTTTGTTACTCATTTATTTATAGAATTTATTTTTATATTACATATCTATTTCTTCCAATCTGGCGTTACAATATGGTTTTGTCTACGTATGGGGTAACGGTATGGTTCTCCTGGTTCAACATCTTGCGATTTTTCGGGAGGTGGAGTTATTTGAGCAAACTCTAAGGGAGTTACATTTTGGGGAGGCACTTGGACGAGTGATATATCTGGTTCGGTTGTAACATGCGTTCCTGGTTCTAGATGAACAGGATGACTAGAGTTATATTCATTGATAATTTTATCGAAATCGACACGTTCGTCATCTTGTGTAATATAATTTGTGCAGCAATTTCCCATTTATTACTAGACACGTTTTCTTGAATAAAATTATTACAAAATTATAATTTCATTCACGACTCCTGCTTTTTTTATAAAAGTATACACACAAAAATAGTAAGAGTATTATTACTATCATAATGACTATGGAGCATATTTTAATTGAATAATTACTAAGCTGATTAATGTATATTTTAATCGAAAAATCAGTTTGTATATCCGACCCTTCCACATTATTTTGAACGATATAGCTGACATTTCCTCTATAAGATCTAAAATTGCGGTACATTGCCATAAAAGACATATAGCTATCAACTTGGTCTACAATTGGAAATGCTTTTTCCAATAACTTTTTTGCCCCTTTTTTGTTAATAAGATAAGCGTGCGTTTGGAATGTAATTTCATTTATTTTGTATATATCATTTGATATTTTAATATCGTTATTACTGGAATAGAAAGGTTTTGCCCACCCCAGATATATTGCGTCCCAGTCCGGATCTGCTTTATTAATACTATTTAAAAATCGATTGATTTCATCGGCTGAATAGATAGACGGCGCGGCGTCGTCCTCTAATATTAAAAAAACATCCTCACTTGAATCCCCAATTTTCTTCCACAAATTCACGTGTGATAAATAACAACCAATCCCCCCAAGAGTTCCTATGTTATTATCAACAGTTCTTCCGTGGTCTATTGTAAATTGTACGGATGGATAGGTAACAGAATCAATGTACTCATTTGAAAGGTCTTTTCCATAAATTCCATTAAACCGTTCCGGTCTGATATTTATCGTAGCAAGATTTTTTTGTAAAAAAGTGTACTTTTCTATATTTTTTTTAAGATTGATGACATAGCTTTTGATATGTGTTACGTCTATGTCCGCCATGTATTTTTATTATATTAGTTATTTTTTTTTATATCTCCAAATACTAAGCGATCCATAATACTTCCCGATCTCATGTAATAGATCAACCAATCCATCCACAATCGTTCTGGCTTTCGTAACTTAATAACAGGTGGTATTTCATTTTTTGTGGTTAAAAGATACCATACCGCTTTCCGTTCATTCCAGTCATATTGCGTTAGATAGGCGAATGGTCCGTTTTCTTTACCAGCTGGGAACATCTTCCAATTATATGAACCCGACGAAATTGCTTTAAGAAAACAACAATGGATCATTAAATATACTTTTCCCTCGATCTTTTGTAAATCAACAGTTTTTTCCATTTCGCGTATGTAGTCATCATAATTGGGCGAGTCAACGCCATTGTAAAACTCCTTTTTCCAGGCCTTTATTAGCGGACTATTTTTGGGCGCCGATATAAACCAGCTTTCTAGAACAGGACGCGTTAAATCGGTTGTAAAAAACTCAGCATAATAACCGCCAACGTCGTACGTCTTTGGGTCCCATTTGATGGAAAGAGGACAACTTAAAAAAATCGTTGAATCTAGCCATATACCGCCATATTGTTCCAATAGAGCAAGACGAATGACGTCGGTTTTGCGCTGTACCGAAATTTCGTCATATTTTTTAGGAAGTGCCGTTCGGTCTAGATATTGGCCAAGAGTAGACTCGGATAAAATACAAATGACGTATTCGGGATTATGGACACGCCATGTGTAGATTGCAATTTCGACACTTAGAGGTTTATCGGAGCCGTCCCAGTATGACCAGATGATTTTGTCGTCTACGAATTTGGACGGATCGATATGTTTGATGTGGTTCATATGGTTGACACGATTAAGTATAGAGATTTTCATGTAATACGTGTAAAGAATGATTGTTATAATTGCGATAATTGTCAAAATTACTATAATATAGATACTCATATTTATCAACAAGAAAATAATTATTCGTTTGAATTACTGCTCATAAGCATGCCTACAATCGCACGCATGTTGATAACGTCCGTCTTACGATCATTGCTACGATTTCGATAACAGATTGTATAGGGAATATACTCTACCATTTCATCGTATGATTCATATGTTTCTTTATAATGTTTATAATTCACATTCAAATCAAACGATTCGACGTTAAAAGCGTCCTTAATCATTTTTCCAATCGCCACATCATCGATCACATTCATATCGAGACGAGATTGGTTCTCTACCACTTTCCTAAACATGTCACGTGACAATACAATACACGTGCCAGCTGCATAGCTTAGGCCTACGTGCGTATCGTCTGTAACACCACATCCACTGTCACGATACCCTTGGTATATATAAAAGTTACGACCGCCGCCATATTCGATCTTGTGGTATTGCAATGCTTTTGACAATAAATTAAAATTAACAATTGTGCTTATATTTGTTCTGACATAATAATCGTATTGGGTGTCGTAAAAATAAGAAAACGTTTTCAGTGTTTTGGAAAGTATTCCCGGCATATATGTTTCTTCACCTGGAAGATATAAAATGTCGGATTCAACATAAGGTTTGGACGTGTCATTCACATCGCCGGAAAAGGTATAGTAAACGGTCCTTACGTTATCAAACGAACGGTAATACTGTCGTGATAAATTATACATCTCATCGTATGAATCGCCGTGTGAAAATAAGACCATGTTAAGTATCCTAGGACGCGGGTAACTTTTATCGTGCCCATCCCATACACTAGGACGTTTTTTATACAATAAGATGATAAATAGGACAATGAAAGCTAGAAAAAAAGGTGTCACTAAATGTATCATTTGAAAAGTGAAAAATAAATAAAAAATGATTTTATTGCAATCATTATTAGATTCTTATCGATAGAATTGAGATGGCGCCGCTTTATCACGAACGACAGCCTACTGTTTACCATTATTCTGATGATAACAGCGAAACCGACAACGACCGATTGGTTGAACGAACTTCAATCGATATTCGTGAACATTCCGATCCATCCCCTGAGAAGATTACATGGGGGCTTTTACTCGCTGTGATTTTGGCCTCGATTGGAGTCACCGTCATATATATATTTGATATCTATTTTTCATTCATTGTAGACACAATGATTTTATCGATGTGGCTTTCTGTAAATGGAATCGCCGGAACCTACCTTATGGTAAACACGTTCACGCACTGGGTTGCTAATTTATCGCCCGACTATTGTAAATCTTATATTTTTTGCGCAAGAATCATTCATATCGTTGGGTCATTTTTTATGGCGATTTGGACAGTTCTAGGGTGGATTTATTTTTTACAGTATTTACAGTATCCGAGTCATCCAAATATGCCATTTTCATTCAATACGTTTATGTGGTTCCATTTGATCTTTCAAGTTATGTTGGTGCTATTTTATTTGCTAGTTTCGTACGTCTTCTGTAAGCATTTTATCGTCGAAAATTCGTAAATTCGTTTTAAAGATATGCCGTTTAATACACAACTCTCGATAGCTCAATTGGTAGAGCGGATGACTGTAGTTGGTTTATAATATCGAAAGATATCATCAGGTCGCTGGTTCGATTCCGGCTCGAGAGAAATTTTTATTTTCACAATGAATATAAAAATAGAATTATTTATAGAAGTAAACATTATATAAAACTATGACATCAAACTTTTTTAGTTTTTTTGTAGGCCTATCTTATATGTACGGCGCCCAACGACAATGGAAAAGCGAAAATAGGCCATCTCGCGACTTATTCACAGAGAGGTTTGCGTTATCTCTTATTAATGGCGCGTTATACGTCATTCCGCCTTTTTCAATCTTTAAATTTATGAGTCTATTGAATAGGATTGAGATTAAATACAAAGGACTCGATCCAACTAATTATAAAGACTCGTATAAAGAATTTTTTACTTATAATTATAATACATTCTAGATGAATCAACTACTGACTGCATATATAGCAACTACAATCTCAATTATGGGAAGATTTGTATTTATGTGGCTTCTATACACCCGGAAATCAACTAATCTATACTCATTGATATTCTCAGTTATGAATATCGTCTTCGTTATGGGTTACATACAGTCAATCTATAATGGACACGCCATTATTGGTACGCGGTTCGGCAGATCTCGTGCTATTCTCAATATCTGCATTTTATATTGCCTGCAACCGTGCACGACTTGACGATATACAAGAGTTTCACGCAGATCAATAATGAAAAAACACTTTTTGTGTTTTTTCTATTTTTATTTATTTTTTAGTCATTTCTATTTTTTAGTCATTTCTAAGTCATTTCTATTTTTTAGTCCTCATCCTCTTCCACTCGAAGCGACTGATTTTTTTCGATAACAGCCTCGATCATTCGTCGACGAAGATCCTTATTATGATAAATGCACATTGGAAGAGAATTATCACCCTCTGTGAGATACGAATATAAGAGCTTTACAGAGCCAAAAGGAAGGTCATTACGAATAATGCTCAACATTTTCTCGACTGTGTTTCCGTCTTCGAGAAAATGGTCAAACAATAAATCGATATTTTCGTGACAATCTCCACCAGCCCAATTGCACTCGTCCCAATTGAAATCCTCCATTTCTTCTTCTTATATGTATCTTATCTTTTTCATCCAAAAATCAATTTAATCACAAATGACCTAAATTCATTCAGTGATTAAGGTTTGATATACAAATATTACAACTTGCTATAAATGGCGTCGACACTTTCCAGTGATCCCTGAACCCATCCCTGGTTTCTAGAAAATCCTTCTCCTATGAAATAGATATTGTCAGACGGGTTCCGGGCCTCTTCCAACCATTCGGCACGATCTCGAAATGATGTGTCGAGAGGCTTATAGTAGGATAGCCCGGCTATTCCGGCTCCAATAATGATTATCATGTTTTATTATAGTTTTTATTTAGATTTCCGTAAATAAAAATATTCAATGATAACGCGAATCATTTAAGACAGATCGGTTACCGCATTAAATTGTATTATAAATATTCAGAAATTATTCCGATCACATCGCTTGAAGCGGGCGGGTCCAGTCGTTCCAACTCGGATCGACGTTTCAATAACAAATGGATTTGTACGATTTTATGAAGATGTCTCAACGATTCTGGAACGTTGGGAATATTATCACTCAATCTAACGCCGCATAAAATAAGAAACCGAGCCGTTTGGCTTATATTTCGCGTAAAAAACATGTCGGACTCGTTTACGTTAGTCCCATCTGCAATAGACAGAAGCGAGTGTAAACCTACTTCTTCAATCTTTGTCTCCTTAGGCAATAAGCCGGCATCCACCACATTGGCTAACATCTCAGTTTTTAAGACGTCAGATACGTCCGTCGTAGATACCAAGTCGTAAAGTTTGGTCCACTGAAAATTCTTCGAAATAAGATCGAGAATAGATATCAATCGCGGTAGATAAAGAGGTCGTGCCGGCATTTCTTCTAACACTCGTCTGACTAATCCATATTTTGTTACTAAAAAAAATACAATCGACGGAATCGTACAGAGTTTTATAAAACTAGTTAATATTTTATCATGGTCTTTGGCAGTATTAAATATTGCCACCAAGCAGCCTACCATATCATTTTCAGACATTTCAGGTATCTCAGGAATTTCATCGATCGCGTCTGTATCCTTGACGCCCGTCTTCACATCCTTTATCAAAGTAATCACATTGGAATTTCCAATCATGAGATGTTTAGACTGTGGTCGACAAAGTGAGCTGGGGATAGTCGTAACATATTTTGGAATGTTTTGAATGTTCGTAACATTTTGTTCAGGAATAGGAGTCGAGATAGCCAACACGTCAAGAGTTATATTTCTAGCGCTTTTTGCATCTTTTTCTACGCAATAAATAGAGTTCGTAATGAACCGTCCTAATTGATCGGCTGGATACTTTTCAAGAGGTACCATCCACGGTCCAGTAAGTGGGTACGGAATACTTGAAAACATGTAATTTTCCGGAGGGTCATTCATTAAACGCTCATGTATTCTTTCAATCGCACAGTCTTTTGCGTATATATAAGACTCCGTATCGTCCGACACAGACGATGCAGACTCAAATAAATACGGTTTGGGGCAAATCAGATTGTTAATTACATCAAGGGCCAAATTTTGGTATTTAGAATTAATATATCTACAAATTGAACGAAGTCCAAATATTCGATCGTTGGATAAGACAATGTGGGAATCTACGTGTTGAACTAGACTTGCCAAAGCCTTTAACCCATTGGTTTGAATTTCACAATTGTCTGGGTGGTTGTGTAACGCCAAAAATACCAACGATTGTCCATTCAAATTAACAATCTGTCTTTCTGCGATCTCGCTCCACGCCAGTCCCATCAAGGCTGCACACCCTTCGGATTGCAAGGGAGCGAAATGCGGATACAATGACATCGAACTAAGAATATGGTGAAGTAAAGGCTCTTGATGGAGAGAGTACGCTCGATAGTGAGCAAGCGGTCCACTTGCTAGATTTGCGATTAGTGCGCACGCCTCAGTAAGCACTTCGCAACAGTGCCACATCACACGCATCGTGATGTGTATTTCACGAAGGCCTTTTGATGAAATAATGATTGATTTGTTAGCTTCGTTATTGACGCATGCATTATAGAGAACAGTCATAACCAATCTATGAAGTTCTTGGTGATGTTCGCCATTATATTTTCGCAATAATTTATATAGGGTATTGAACCCGTCGAATGCGTCTTTGGCCACGTCTACACGCAACACTATGCGTAGTGCTTCCATAATTGCCGTGACGTGGTCATAGTTCTCGTTCACCTCATAAATACCGGTAAATCTAACTAGGGAGTCGCACAGTGTTGCCCATGTTGTATATACGTCGTCTACGACGATTTCTTTTTCTGGAATATTAAAAATGTATACGGATTCTTCGTATAAAGTCTCGTGAGCCTCTATAAAACACTTAATTTGATGCATGGCACTCAAAAGTTTTTGGGCCGAATTTTCGTCATTCTGAGAATTATGATTTGACGAATTATGAAAATCCAGGTAAATAGAATCTGTCTCGTCGAGATAACTTTTAAGGGTATTCGTAAGGATTCGAGCGTCCTCTAAAAAAGAGGATCCTGACATTTTTGTTGAGTTATATATTTTCTAATCATTGGCGTTAGAAAATCATATTTATTTATAGCTTCGTAGCGAACACTAAAATAGGTGCTAAGAAGGCTGACATGAAACACCACATACTCGACGCCGTCCATTTATACATCAGTCGCGACAACACATACGTTATCGTGAAAAAACTACACGATACAATGGCGTTAACCCGGGACAGATACAAGAATAAAACGATAAATAGGATGGCCGTCTGGATCATATACCATGCGTCCGGAAATGGCCATTTTAGCCGATTGTCGTTGTTTTGGCATTCGCGTTTCATACATTCGCGGTTGTCGGGGAAGGAGGTATTTTTAGAATTTTCAGATTCTGAATATTTATAATACCCAACAACTGCTAAATAAAATATCAAACCTGCAATCATAGTTTTATAGTCACCATTTGTTAGCCATACGCCCAGTCCGACTGCAAGTAGATGAGCTGGTAACGTATATTTTATGTACAATGTTCCAAGTCGATTGATTTGCTCGTTATCTGTGTCAATCCCTCTCCATATCAAGGCCTCTCCAAGTTGTACTTGACAGTAACATAGAATAATCATGCCAATAATATACTGCCGATTGTAAAGGCAGACAATCGCGCTTATCATTCCGATAGAATATGACAAAATCGAGGTATTTACGCTATAACACATTTATTGTAAATAAAAAAATTGATATTTAATGCCTTCATATATTATATAAAATAGAAACATCTAAATGTCGAAAAAATGCCAGAAATGCAAAAAAGACTACGCTATAAACCGTTTTACGTGCGCCGAAAAACCTGATAAAGTCTACGCCAACTGTCACGATTGTCGCCTGAAATTGGTAACATTAAAAAACAAGTGTAACGTATGCGGAATTGGAGCATCTTATAACTACGAAGGCGTAAAAACAGGTGTAAGATGCCAAAGCCACAAAGAGCCTGAAATGGTCAATGTGAAGTCGAAGATGTGCGAAAAATGCGCTAAAAAACGTGCGTATTTTAACAGCATAGGGTTTATAAAACCTCTTTTATGTGTAGATTGTAAATTGCCGGATATGATAGATGTTAACCACCGTCTTCAAATATGTCAAACATGTAAGAAAAAAAAACCAGTATTTAATTACAAAGACGAAAAAACCGGGATTATGTGCGGAGACTGTAAACTACCAAACATGATAGATGTTGTTTCTAAAAAATGTCAGACATGCAATAAAAAGAGACCATATTTTAATTACGAAACTGAAATAAAAGCATTATTCTGCGGTGATTGTAAACTACAAAATATGGTTGATATAATTCATAATAAATGCCAGAAGTGTAATAAAAAGAGACCGGTTTTCAATTTTCAAGGTTATACAAAACCTATTATGTGTACAGATTGCAAAGAAATAGATATGATTAATATACTTAATAAGCTATGTCAAAATTGTGAAAAAACACAGCCCTGTTTTAATTACCCTGGAGAAAAAGTACCAATTATGTGTACCGAGTGTAAACTCGAAAATATGGTCAATGTAAAGACACGTATGTGTCAAACATGTAAAAAGAAACAGCCGTATTTCAATTATGACGGGCAAAAAATAGGTATATTTTGTCAAGATTGTAAAGAGCCCGATATGATTGATGTAAAAAGCATTATATGTAAAGAGAAAGGGTGTCGTAAAAGAGCCACTCATGCTTTTGTAGGTGTAACAAAAGAATACTGCGCATCGCATAAAAAGCCAGGAATGATTCTTAATTCTAGAAAGAAATGCATAGGACATGGAGACGATGACTGTAAGAATAATGCAATATATGGTTTAACAGAACCCTTACATTGCGCTAATCACGCTTTTGAAGATGAATACGACCTTTCCGAGAATCAATGTAAAAACTGTAAAAAAATTGATGTCCTCAATAAAAATGGGCTATGTGTAAATTTTTGCAGTCTTGAAGAACGCGATTTAATAATGAAAAAACATGTCAAAAAAAGAGAGGAATTTATTAATAGACTTTTGGACGAAGAAATTTCTACCAAACCATATTCAAAGGATGAAGTAATCGATCGAAATTGTTCGAAAAAAAGACCAGATCGTGTTTATCACTTAGGTTCACATGTCGTAATTTTAGAAGTTGACGAAAATCAACATAAATCGTATAAATGCACAGCATACGGAGACACAAAAGAAGGACGTCTTAAAGGAGAAGCGATAAGAATGTTTGAAATTTTTCAAAGTTTTGACGGTGTTCCTTGTATTTTTATTAGATACAATCCAGATAATTTTACCAATAAAGATGGCAAAAATGTTAAAATTACACAATCTAAAAGGCATGATATTCTTATCAGATGGGTAAAGAGATGCATGAGGATGGTAGATACGTCAGGTCTTATCGTAAAATACCTTTTTTACGATGGCCACGACGATACAGATAGCGTCTTCAATGAAATTAAGGAAGAAGACGTCTTATAAATTTTACACGATAATGTATAAAATTTTAATAGCGAGACGAATAAGCAGTGCAGTCAGCGTTTGACGAACACTGTGGATACGCATTTTGCGACAACACACGGCCATCCCACTGGTTAGATTCACGCCATGCATGGCACGTAGATTCTGCGGCGGCTTTTGCAATGGCGACATTGTAGCCAACACTGCCAAATTCTGGGACGGCGAACACGGGTTTTTCAGCTTTGTTTTGAACAACTGCCGGTTTGTGATAGTAGGTTGATAAGCTGGCATAGGGACATCCTGCGTTTTTAGTGAACTCTGGGTTTGTTGCCATTTATATTTATAATATAAGAAAAAATTAATTATTTAATAATTGATCATTGTAATAAATATGAACAGTAATAATGACGATATTATTCCAAAATTGAAGTTTATTTCGAGGTTGAATAAAGGCGATAAAATTAATGTAAAAAACATGTATATTCAATCGAATAACTTTTATAACTGGATTAATCGGAGTTTTTTTAATATCGATGATCGTGCCAATACGTTAATGTTTGTTCACACAACAGTCAAACGTGGTTTTGATTTGCTGTTACATCATATTGATAGTACCAACCCATTTGATATTATTTTGTGTCAGAATCTTTACAATGATCTTAAAAATACCCAAGTTGGATTCTCTAATTTGAGAGAAACGTATATTGAAGATGTCATGTTTAGCTGTAAAATTGACGCATTGGTCGAAGAAACTGCTGCTAAACTCGCAGAAATAGAAAGCAAGTACAGGATTCTAGCATCCAGAGATTTTGACGAAAAGAATGATAGGATTGACCGAAATGTAGATAAGAACGATAAGAATGACAGGAATGTAGACAAGAACGAAAAAAATGATAAGCCTAAAAAAAATAATACATAAAAAAGAATCTCTTACTAATAAAAATGTTATGCTCTTTGCTTAAAACGATTACCGTTCTAACGTCTTTTTACCAAGTACATATGTACGGAAAAGAGACCGTTGCGGCAACGATGGCGCGTGACAACAACCATCATGTAACAATCGTAAGCAACCCAGAGTTTCTTCCGTGCTTTACTCATAAAAGCGTGACAACCCCAGTAGAGCCTTTTTACCAGATTGATAACGGCTATGTAATCTACGATAACAAGGTAGACTTAAAATATAAAGGCCGCATTTTACTAAAACCGTCTCTCTATTACACGAGAAATGGAAACAAATACAGAGTACTAGGAAGTAAACGTCGTCCTATTTCTGGCATTTACTTTAATCAGTCCATACCACTTACACCGGTACCATCATTACCATCGGGAAAAACTATCCCTAAAAATTCTAAGTATTCGAAATATTGGGATCATTTGTATAAAAAACCGTCTACCGGAGCCGCTAAATACGTAAACGGCAAGTTGGTAAAACCAACGATGGGAGCCGCTAAGTACGTCAATGGCAAGTTGGTAAAACCAACGATGGGAGCCGCTAAGTACGTCAATGGCAAGTTGGTAAAACCAACGATGGGAGCCGCTAAGTACGTCAATGGCAAGTTGGTAAAACCAACTATGGGAGCCGCTAAATACGTCAACGGAAAGTTGGTAAAACCATCGATGGGAGCCGCTAAGTACGTCAATGGCAAGTTGGTAAAACCAACGATGGGAGCCGCTAAGTACGTCAACGGAAAGTTGGTAAAACCGTCGATGGGAGCCGCTAAATACGTCAATGGCAAATTGGTAAAACCGTCGATGGGAGCCGCTAAGTACGTCAATGGCAAGTTGGTAAAACCAACGATGGGAGCCTCTAAGTACGTCAATGGCAAGCTGGTAAAACATTCGAAGGGAGCTGCTAAATACGTAAACGGCAAGTTGGTAAAACCAACGATGGGAGCCGCTAAATACGTAAACGGCAAGTTGGTAAAACCGTCGAAAGGAGCCGCTAAGTACGTCAATGGCAAGCTGGTAAAACCGTCGAAGGGAGCCGCTAAGTACGTCAACGGCAAGTTGGTAAAACCAACGATGGGAGCCGTAAACGGCAAGTTGGTCTCTAAAATATCCTTAAATATCAGGAATGTTGGGAATACAGCTGTACCATCTGTAGGCGCACAGCGTATAATACCAGGACGAACAATACGTGTACAATCTGTAGTATCATCTGTTACACCTATTCAACATGTTATGCCGAAAGTCATGCCCACATCATATAAAAAAACGAAAAAAGAATCCGTAAAAAAATACGATGACGACGATGACGATGACGATGACGATGATGACAGAGAATACCGTAAGTATCTTCATTACATGTATCTACGTTATTTGAGGAGTCGTCATCATTCGTAAACATACCCCATTTTATACCTAAGTGGTGTAAAATAACTTACTTTTTATTGTTATGGCCGTTGCCGCTCTGATTGGACTCGCTTTCTTTGTATAGACTGCTATCATCGTTGAATGGCATATTTACATTATTGGGGGCTCCGTACGACGTGCACGAACATGCTTTCTTAGTTTTTTGGCCCATATCCGTTAGGTCTTGTTCGAGGCCGTTGTATATACCGTTGTCCCACGATTCATGTCGTTCTCGCATGTCTCGAATATGAGAAACAAGAAGCATTGTATTGATCAATGCAATGCCTAAACCAATGGCAACAAGCGTAATCAATAAATTATGAGCAGAGTCTGTTGATGACATTTTATATTAAAAAAAATAAAAATTTTTATAAGTAATTTATAAAAATATGGCCACGTCGAGAATCGAACTCGAGACCTCTTCTTTACAAGAGAAGCGCTCTACCGTCTGAGCTACACAGCCTATAGTTATAGCATGTTTTTAAATTAATATTTACAACATAAAGAAGAACTCCGCCATAAAATGGATACATTGCCGCTAATCGACAAACGCCTTCACGTCGTCGCCGTCATTTCTAACCCTGTTCCTTATATAAAAAGGTACTTTCTTTTTCGACAATTTATGGAACGAATGGAAAAAGATAAAAACGTCATTTTATATGTCGTTGAATTGGCATATCAACAACAAGATTTTATAATTACATCTCAAACCAATCCACGGCACTTACAACTTCGTACCGAGACTCCACTGTGGCACAAAGAAAATATGATCAATTTGGCCGTATCAAAACTTCTACCGTCTGACTATAACGCCTTTGCATGGATTGATGGCGATGTCGAATTCGAAAATCACAATTGGGCTCTTGACGCATTGGAGTCTTTGAGTGGATCGAATGACGTCATACAGCTTTTTTCACACTGTATTGATCTTGACCAATGTAACCGCACATCGTCTATTGTAAGTAGCGCAGGATATCAATACGGGAAGGGCAACCGTATGTACTCAACAAATAACGCGCTTGATTACTGGCATCCAGGATACGCATGGGCTATTACACGTAACGCCTATGAAAAGATAGGCGGGCTATTTGATAAGGCTATTATCGGGTCAGGTGACACTATTATTCTTTCTTCTATATTGGAGATTTCTGATAAAATTGTAGACGATAAGTATAACAATGCCTATAAAAAGGCGGTTTCAGATTATGCAACAAAAATAAAGGGAACGTCAGCCATTCGGTTTGGTTACATACCAGGTTTAATACGCCATTATTTTCATGGTTCCAAAAAAAATAGAAAATATACCGAACGACGACAAATCCTTTTCAAACATGGCTACGAACCAAGTTTTGTCGGCTACGATGAAAACGGGGTGCTTATCCCAACATCGTTATTTCCAGACGACTTAAAAACTGACATTATGAATTATTTTCTCGAAAGAAACGAAGACGAATATTTCTGTTAGATTTTATTTTTAGTAAAAATAAAATTTTAAAAACCAAGATCAGCTTCTAGATCGTCGCCTAGGTACTTCATGAAACTCTCATCTGTCTCCGGTAGACCACTCTTCTTACGCGCATCCTTATAACGAGTTAGGTATTCGCCGCGGCATTCAGGATTCTCAACGTCCATACGCACCAACTCTTTACGCGTCTTAATGATATTTTCCCGCATTTCGTTCATCTTCTTCAACGTTTCTAGGTAAGTCCACGACAATTGGGCCTTTTTAACACGCATCTCAGTGTACGTATCGATCGGATCAATCTCTTCCGGCTTCTTTGCGACATCTTCCAGTAGTTCCTTCTCTTTTTCTTCGATGTCCTTGATCGTTTGGCGCTCTGCATCTCGCTTCTGACGAATCTGAGCCGATGTCTCCTCCGTTACCTTCTTTTTAATATCAATCTCGACCGTCTCGGAAATATACTTCCCTGTCGCGGCCAATGGGAACGGCCGGCCAACATAAGTATGATAAATGCTGTGATAACTGTCAACGTTTCGAACCAAGTATTCTGCTCGAAGCATGGCCTCGTCTTCAGTCGCAAATGTGCCACGCACTTTTAGCATACCGAAGACGCCGTCCTTGTCAGGAGTAGCGCCTTTTGAGGGAAGAAAAGATACAAGAGAATAGATTTGACCGTTAATCAATGGATCTGCATAAAATTTTTCGACTTTGGGAAAACGGTTGACGAAAGTATTCACATTTAGTTCAGACATGGCCGTTTTTACATCGGCTTCCGTCAAAGAAACGCCAAGATTATAAGAAATCTTCTCAGGATTTGGAACCCGATCGGCGGGCGCTGTTAAACTGTTTTGGATGTGTTCAGACATATTTTATAATTAAGATGTTTCTTTAATACAATTTAACACGACGTATTTACATGCTGTGTTGTAGACATCGGGTTATTGGGGTCAGATAAACCTGTCGTAAAAAGAGGAACCGATCCAACTTTCCATTTGCAACACGGATCGCCCATCTCTAACCCGTTGGTCTGGCCATCTTGATCCGAATCCAACATACACAGCAAAGGCGTCCACGCCCTTCCGTGTGATACATAGGAATTAGCAAACGATGTGTAACGCCGTGTCACGCCATTTGGGTGACCTAGTCCAATCGCGTTGGGAGGGAGTTGATTACCGTTGGGTACATTATTGTTATAGGCAGGATAAGCGTATGCTACGAACGCGTAAAGAATCGCTAAAAATGTTCTCATTTATTTTATAATAATAATTTAGATTTTTTTGTGAATACAAGGTTTACCTCCAATCTCGATGTCTCCAAATTTTCGGATAAATTCAAGAAATCGTGTAAAATCTGAAATGTGAACAGATGTGACTGGCGCGTTAAGTGTTTCTGTAAGATAGACAAAGTATCTACGATTATCGAATGAATCGAATGTAATAGGTATGTATTTATCGTCTGAAAAAATTGTTACATTTCTAATTTCATCGTCGTGGCCGTCATAAAGAAATTCGCGCAGCTTTTCATGCGTCGAAGGGTCAGTGTAAACAATCCCGTATGCTTCGTATGTCATATATTATTTTTTATAATAATATATTTTTATATTCACATTTTTATTACTCAACATCTTCCAGACTATCCTCTTCTTCGTATTCTTGCTCGATCATATCATCTTCAATATCGGGAGTCTCCTTTTCCTTCTCCTCGACCTCGCCGTGTCGATCTAGAATCATTCGCCACAAAAGTCTATAACGGATAGACCTCGTCTTCTCGCGAAGCCTGTTCAGTCTTTCTTTTTGATATTCAGATGATTCAGATGATTCAGATGATTCAGATCTAAATGCATTACAGGCAAAAGAATTACGTGTGATTGTTTTAAACCCAGGTATAGGGGTAGCGCTTTTTTCCTTGGGATTCTTGACAGCCCAATTCGACATCTTTACTTTTTATACCGGAAAGGCTTTTTATCGTTGAAATTTCATTTTTATTTATTTTTGGGCAAATTCGCAATCCAGGAGTATCCATAGACGCAATAAACCCGGCCCAGCCTACGATTGAGGGATGAAATGGATATACCGACATTTATACTTTATATTTTATAAAATCTAAATGTTATAAGTTCATTTTTACTTTTTACTTTTACCTAAAAATTTATAAGATAGAATAATTGCACATAAGATCAGACATACAATTCCAAATAAATAATATGGATTTTTCTTTTCTTTTTTCTTTTTCTCAATATCCATATTCTCAGTTTGTGTGTCGGGAGACACTTCGTAGTCTTCTTGACAGTGCAAATTCTCTAGTTCATCCTGTATTTCTTGCTTTAAAGACGGAGATAAGTTAGACGGAAGAACTTCACGCCGCTCATGTTGACTTCGACCATGTTCAATACCGTGGTTCTTACCTTGTTCCATACTATGTTTATTACTGTGACCATGGATCTTACTCATACCTTGTTCGATAGATTGGTTCATACCCTGATAGCTCATATCTTGTTCCATACCTTTATTCATAACTTGGCTCTTACCTTGAATTGGCATATTCATATCGGGGTCTTCAAAACGTACATGACGTTCATCAACTGTTTCGCGTTTACGGACAATAGGTTGAAGTTCGCGTAAACGAATGGTTACTTGGCATTTAGCTGTCTGCGTTGGACCGCATTTTAAGGCTATATAATGATTTTGGTGTTCGTTTTCTTGATACGTAATACGACGAGAGTAAGATCCATTGACTTGTTCAAACTGGAAATCTCCGCTATCAAGCTGATTTTGGTTTACGATCGCTACAAGAATATTGGTATCGTCTGATGCAATCGTAAAATCCGACTGAAAATTGACCATAGTTCCATTTAAATCAACCAATTGCATCATACTGGAAAGTTCCATGCTTTTATTAACTTCAAACACTTTTTCGGGTGTGGCCATTTTAATATTTATAATAAATAATTGTTTTTATATTAGAATTTTGATGCACGTTTTTTCGAAGATGATTTTTTCTTTGAACGTCGGTTTGATTTTTTAGGTGATTTTTTCTTTACGCTTCGTTTTAGGCTTCGTTTTACGCTTCGTTTTACACTTAGTTTTACGCTTCGTTTTACACTTAGTTTTAGGCTTCGTTTTTTCGAAGACTTTTTCGAAGAACCAAACTGCATTTTTTTCCTAAACACAAGCTTGATTATATCTTCCCAATCCATTCCGAAATTAAAATTAAATATATTACCCATTGTCGCTTTTGTTAACAGTACGTAAAAAAATCTACCTCCAACGGCCGGATTGAGATTATCCCATAGAAATTTAACAACATTGCATATAGCAGGTATTACTTTTGATAAAGTTGTTAACGCTCCAATAACTACCATAATATTATTTAGGATTTGTTCATGTCGAGAACCTCCAAGAAGATACTGGACTGTATTGGTAAGAACGGTTTTTGCGTTACCCCAAAACCCAATGTTTTTAAGTCCAATTAAATTACCCAACCCCATCCAAGTAAAACGCCCATCTCCTGTAAAATAGGTCGACATAAACGCATTCCACCCGTTTTTACCCGACGGGTATTCATATTCTAAGAAATTAGAAAATTTAAGAATATCGGAGCCCCCAAGCACACTTCGATCCTTTCCAAATTCTTTTGAAATTTTGTCCAATATAGAAGTATCTTTGGTAGCATTAAACAAATCGTTAGTTGCCGTATAATTTTTTAAAGCCTTCTCCCATGCGGCTTTTAACGTTTCTGACGCGTTAGGCACAAATGAGTCAACATCGTTATTTATTAATGACACATTAGCTAGTTTTTCAGGATCGTAACCCATCTGCATATCAATCACATAAGATATTAGGGTAGAAAAAAAATTCTGAACAGCCGGCACACCATAATTAATTGTCAAAAAGAGAACTGTCCCGTATAAAAAAAACGATAACACATGGAATGAAATGTCAAGCGCAGATGATGTTTTAGTATCATTACGACGAGTGTATTCATCAATATATACACTCATTTTTTCTTTCAGTACCTTATCACTCACTCCCATATCTAATTTTGTTATATCGCGTGTATTGTATACTACACACGCATTATATGTAGCAATAGACAAGTCGGAATTATTTATCTTAAGATCTCTTGACATTCTATTTATTTCGTCTAATTTTTCGTTAATAGATACGTCAAGTTCATCCCGCTTTTCATGGAGTCTTTTTTCTCCATCAAGATATGCCTGACGAATACCGTTGCCAGCTTCAATTGCCGCATTCAAAACATTTCCTCCAACCGCGCTAACCGCCAAGTTTTTAACTGCACTTGTCGTCGTTTTACTACTAGCAGAGCCTCTGTTTCTTAGTTCATTTACATTTGAACGACCAGGCATCAAATTTTCGTCTTCTTTAATCTCGTTATTAGAATTACGAGATTCCATAATAATTTATATATATTTTTTTTTTAAAATTAAAATAAATGAAAACTGTACTGATATGCATATCCATATGCATTTTTTTTGTAGTTTTAATAAGTATGCTGGATAGAACAAAAAGTTGTACACACCCAACGACTCCCGCGTCTACGACATCGGCGATAATGGTAATACCAACGGCTACGACTCCAGCATCAGCGATAATTGTTACACACCCAACGACTCCCGCGTCTACTACATCGGCGATAATGGTAATACCAACGGCTACGACTCCAGCATCGGCGATAATTGTAACACCAAGGACTACACAGGCACCTGTAGATAATGTTAAAATTTTCTTAGATTTTATTCAGTCAAAAAAGATAAAAGAAAATTATGACGCATCTCCTTCATCCGCTGCTACACCACCCTCTCATAATCCAGACGGCGTTGTAGTCAGCATAGTACAAGGTGGAAAAACTATGATTTCCTATTATGACGATGATACACAAAACATACCAGACATACCAGACAAAGGCATTAAAGGCATTACGTATATTAAATTATCAAATGATCTTCTAGATTCTCAAACGCTTTTAATTAATATGTATAAGCAATTTATTGGATCAGAGCCTCAATTATGTTACACCAATTTACAACCAGTTACGTATCGAGTAGAGTTTTTTGGACGTGGTTTTTCAAGTGCAAACTACGAAAATCTGTCAAGTGACCCAAACGCGTTTTTCATACGTATTTCAAAAAATATTAAAATGTTAACATGGTATATTGCATATTCGATATTCACCAATGGAGACGTGAATATTCTTCGTGATATGGGAGCACTTGTTATAGCCAATTATATTCTTAAAACGACGGCGTGCCCTGAATTGTGGTCTTTAACTCGGCTCCAATCAAATAGTGTTGATACATCAGTTATTTTTAATATGCTACAAGACGCTCATGTCGGTCTTACCCCTGTACTTATGAAAGATATAGGTAAAATATTTGAACTTAATAACTATTTTCAACTTATAACATATCCAGTAAGTAGCGCAAATTATCAAAAATTAATGAATGCGGCAAAATCCTATTTATCACCAAGTGCTGCAACAGATATGCAAAACATTCTGAATTCACGAGACCAAACGTCCGGTACTATTCTAATTGAGGATGTAGGAAGACTTCTTATTCTTACATATTATAATGGCCGGTTTGATGCTGATACGTGCTAAATAAAAAATAAGTATTTATTTTTTATAAACCCAATTTCTTCCGTAACGACATAACGGTTCTAGACGATTTGACCAAATCAATCATCATATCGGACGCCGGATCCTTCCTTGAAATCGCCAAATTCACGATTTGATTCATCTTCCCACGCGCCAACTTCCTAAAATCCCACGTCTTTACAAATTCCCTATAATCCGATTTCATATTCAACGCTTTCATTGTCCCACACGACGTCTTCTTATACTCATAGTGAACCTGGGGCAAATTCTTGCACAGTTCTTTAACGAACCCCTCTTTCCATGGCGCAATTTGATACCATATGTTTTTCTTTGGACAACACGACAATGCATCCGTAATACTCTGATCACCAGTCAGCAGAATATCATCTACGCTGTTTGCCAATAGGGTGATCATATCCACATTGGGTACAGGGAAAATATCCCCACGTATAATCAAGGTTTTATTGCCATTTCCGCCAACAACAAACTCTCTTGTTACGTCGGGCGTGATTACGAGAATCATAGAACAATAAGAATGTAACAGCTTTATGTTTTTCTTATTGGTCATTAGATGAGTAGCGACTGATTTGGGCGTGATAATCGTAAATTCATTGGATTTCTTTAGATACAAATACTTCTTAGTGACCATCTCAAAAAAAGACATATAGCACTGATCAAAGTTAGGAATAGTGCTGGTAACAGCGATATAAGATAGTGCGTACTCTTTTTTATTCAAGCCGATCGCCTTCGCCACGGACGCCAACTTACGTTTCTTGTCAACGTCCGTAAAAAACATACCTAGCCGTCCGTTGCCAATGCCTGTATGAAAATCAAACTTTTTATCTATCCTATCATTGTATTCCGAGAAGAAATACGTATTGTACGCATCAGAATAGGGAATGAAGTCTTTAATGTCCTGTAACGATACGTCATAGTCTTGCTGCAAAGGCGCTACAAAAATCAAATCGTATTTATCTGCCATAGTTGATTGATCATCGGGCTTTACCTTCAAGTACTTAAACCGACGACAATCTTCTCTACCTGTTGTTGCCTTCAATGAAATAATGGAGTCGCGTTTTTCGCCAATACTAATAAAATTATCAGGTTTTGGTGTGGCGATATGAACCGTTGCAAACGGATACCATTTTACCAGATATTTCCTTAATTTTAGGGCAAAAATCACATCGCCAAATCCATGACAAGGCGAATTTAGGATAACGATGGATATCGCTTTTGGTTTTCTAACGGTTTTAGAAAAATTAGAAACCATTTCGTTCTTGGCATTTTTTATATTTTCGATCGATTTTATTGCTTTTTCCATTTATTTAACAATTATTTTTATTTATAATAAAATAAAATATGATTAACTCCATTCCGCCGAAACGAAAACACGTTAACGATTACAACGAAATCAAACTGAAACCTGTCATTCAAAATGCAGATAGCTCATTCGTTGTAATTACATACTGGTGGGGTCGTGGAAACACAAACAAAAACTTACAAAAACCTTGCCCAAGTGATATAGAGAATGCCGCATCTAATGGCAAGACGATGGCCGTACGCAAACAAGGCAAAAAGTTCGAAGAAATGATCGACGACTTTCTTGATAACATGAAGTCGCGACGCCTCAACTATCTTGTGGCCGAGTACCCGATGTTTGCGGTAAAAGGAGGCTACCAAAATGCAATCAATTACAAACCATATTTTATCGAAGAAGCACTTCGTGCTTGTTATCCGCGAAGTGTGCTGTACATTGACGGCGATATGAAAATCAATCAGTATCCACGTATACTGGACACTCCCGGCATTGATTTTGCAGGTCGATCGTGGAACATAGATCTAGATGGTTGGGATCCACATAACCCTTGTTACGATCCGTATATCTTTGAAACAAGCGGTGGTACCTTATTTTTTGGCCAAACGCTATTTGGCTATCAACTCCTCGATATGTGGCAAGAAGGGATGCAAAAACATGTGGGAAAAGCAGAAGACCGTGTCATATCACTCATCGTAAACAATAAGAAATTAATAAAAGACATGAACATAATTCAGTTGCCGATCGAATATCTCTGGCTTACTTTACTATATGAAAATGCCAGCTTGGGGTTTGATCTCAAAAAATACCGCCCTCACCGCATAATATCTCACCCATTTTGTTTAACATCTGAGGAGGCGGCCATAGAATTAAGCGATGAACTGCTAAAAAAAATGAAAAGTCGTATCCCTAACAGGTACAGCTATTACGTAGACGGCCAAGTCATATGCAACCGAACAAAAGATATAATCTACGAATATATCACGTATAAGGATAAACGAACCTCTAACCAACATGTAGACTATAACAAATGGTCAAAGAAAGTAGATGCATTCGATATTGTCAAGTACGAGACTAAATACGGCGAATTCAACAAGATCGCCAAAAACAACCTGGCAACGATGAGGACGATTAGACGGGTCTCAAATAGAAGTAACGTTTGCGTGTCGCTTGACCAATATGAAAATGCTCACCACATCCTTTCAAAAGACATGCTATTGCCAACTATATTGTCCTACCTCAAAAATAACCAGTCTGTCATTTATCTCCCGTCTAAGAGAAACTACCTTTCTAAATCCGTCGACGCTATTTGCAGAAAGGCCGACCAGAGCTATGAACTTATCGCTCGAAATAACAATGATAGCGATAAACACTTCAAAAAAGGATACATGTTATCACTTGACGAACAATATCCAATTTACTTTTCGGCCAACAATAAGGTTTTGTACCACCTCCTTGTGATGTCCGATAATCTCAAAAAGGTCGGACAACACTTTAACAGCAGTTCTACGTTCATTTCACGCATTCGATGTCATTGGTTGTAAGAGTTTCGTGTCTTATCGAACAATGCGTTTAGTCGAGGTTAAATGACGTAACCATTTGAGAAAGATTTTCTCAAATTTTCTAACGTTTTCCCAAATTTTCTAAAAATAAGAAAATTTATTTTTCTTATTTAAAATAAAGACTTATATTTATATAATAATGGACTGCGATTTTTGTAAAAAAACGTTTTCCTCAAAGAGTAATTTATACACTCACCAGAATACAGCAAAGTTCTGCTTAGAACTACAAGGAAAACAAGAAGAAAATGGGTTTGAATGTGAATTTTGCAAAAAGAAGTACGCCCAGAAAAAAGGGTTAATTCTCCATAATAATATATGTAACGAAAAGGATAAAAAAACTCAGTCTGATAAACACCAAGAAAATATAAACCGGTTGGAATCTGAAATTATAAAACTTAAACGTCTTGAAAAAGACAATATAAAAAAAGTAACCCAAAGTCACGAAGCAATCCTAAAAGAGAAGAACGAGTACATTGCCAAACTGGAAGCCAAGTTGGAGAAGTTTGAGAATGCGGTAACCAATATGGCAGCCGCTAAAACACTTGCAATAGAGGCAAAAGCGGCTAAGGATTCACAGCCTGTAACCAACAACACGACGAACAACATCACTGTTACGACAACCAATAACAACGTCCTCAACCTATCACAGGAGCACGTCAAGAGTGTTCTTACCGAACATCTCGACTACAACGTCGTGTACGCTGGCCAAGCCGGCTTGGCGACGTTTGTGGTCGACAAAATATTGAAAAATCAAGCGGGCACTCTAATCTACCGGTGCGTCGACCCAAGTCGTCAGATGTTTGAGTTCGAGAATGAGAACGGAGAAACAGTTAGAGATATGAAGGCCGAGAAACTGATCCAGTCGTTAGTTAAAGGCGAGGTTATCAAGATTGGACTGGAACAGGCAGGTAAAGGGTGGAATACCGATGACAGCGAATTAAATACGAAGCGCGCCGAGGTATTTAGCACAAAGGTAAACGAGTACGCGAATTTGAACCGTAACAACACGGTATTTAGGTCGAAGGTGTCGTCGTTGACGACGTGATTTTGTATATTTTTATTTTTCCAAATTTTAGAAAAATAAAATGAGACACACACACAATTTTATTTTTATTGTGTGTGTGTTGATTTTAAAAATTTTTTAGAAATTGAATTTAGAATAATTTTATAATTCTATATCTATAAAATTTTAGAAAAATAATATAGAAGATATAATAAAATGAAAAAAAATATACCACCGCCTCCTCCCAAGCGTCCACCTAAACCCGTCGTAAAACCGTTAGAAATTGTGATTCCATCTGAAAAAGAAGAAAGGGACTATAAGAAGGAGCCCCCGTTGCAGCGAAAGGATTGTACCATTTATTTTGTCTTTTCCTAACGCAAGAGATCCTCTTTACCTATGTAGCATAGGAACTGTAATTGGGTGGTAGATACGTCCCCAAACTCGCGCGGTCCTACTAGGCTCCAATTAACCGGTTCAATCAATCCCAATTTTTCAAAGATATAAGCCAGTAATGCAGAACACCAAAAGCGGTCTATTTGCTGGTAGGCCGGTTCCAGTGGAAGCGGGTGATGCAGTGAATACAGACCCATTAGCCAATCCCATGGGTTAAGATCGTATGGTTTATTTTGTATGTCGCGATGGACGGTTTGCAGCGTCTTGTAAAAAGCGTCATCGCGTTTGCATTCAACTTTTCTCACAAATACACTATTGGCAGAACATTCTGCCAGTATATCGGCTAGAAAGTGTATTTGGACGCCGACTTTAACGACGCCGGTCTCGGCGTCTGGAATAGCGTTCCAGCCGGATTCGAGTAGATAAATGCCGTCTTCAAGGTCTTTATTTAGATAGGATGGGTTGCGCACGATCATACCAACGTGGCTGTACGGGCTTCGCCCGAAGTATTCGAGGATATAGGAGACAAATGTGCGTCCTTTGAAAAGGATAATATCGCCAGTTTGTAAAAAGTCCATTTATTGTAAAACCCGGATTTTTAATTTAAACATTTTACTTATATTATAAGTAAAAATGGATCTATTAACGTATTATTCTGTGCATTCTAGAAATTCTAAACCGCAGCTACTCAACATTGTCAGCGCGATATGTAAATCCAGTATTTCAATTGAGAAATGTATTCGGTATTCGGCGTTACGAGGTTTTCACGGAGATTATAGTGTATCTACTAACGCGTCCGGAGATGTTCAAAAAAAACTAGATGTAATATCAAACAATTTGATGATCGATAATTTAATCGAGACTTGTTCGTGCAACGTATTGTTATCAGAAGAAAATGATGAGCCTATTTATGTCCCTACCGAAAAACGAGGTATGTATCTTGTAGCGTTTGATCCGCTTGACGGCTCTTCCAATATAGAGTGTAATGCCCCGATTGGAACTATCTTTTCAATTTGCGAGAATAAGGAGGAACGGATCTTGATAAGCGGAAATATGATTGAAATTGCAGGCTATATTCTATACGGCCCTAGCACCGAACTAGTGATTTCAGTGGATGGTAAAGTCGTTCGATTTGTCCTATCGCCAAGTGGTGAATACATTCGAATTGGATCTGTTAGTTTAGAAGGTAAGGCTAAAAAGATTTATTCGATAAATGAGGCAAATAGTATGAATTGGGGAAATGACATGAAAGTCTATATTGATGACTACAAATCGGGATATTTAGGATATTCGGCTCGCTATATTGGCTCGATGGTCGGAGATGTTCATCGCACGTTGCTCTACGGAGGCATGTTTAGTTATCCGGCGGACAAGAAGAATAAAGACGGTAAATTGAGATTGCTTTACGAGTGTTATCCAATGGCAAAACTGTTCGAAGACGCGGGTGGTAAGGCCCTAGTGGGAAATATGAGCGACCAGCGAATTTTAGATGTAGAGCCAAAGGAGATACATCAACGATCTCCGGTTCTATTTGGAAGCGCGCAAGAAGTAGAGAAGTATGAAATTATTTTGAGAAATATCGTGTCTAAGTTATAATAGGAATAACTATTTTAACTTTTTGATAATTAAGATAATAAAGATGAGATTTTGTCGAGTTTTGCGTATACCACCGTCTTCATGTTGTGATGAAAATGGTTCATGATGATTTGAACCAATTCGGCTTTGGATTTTCCGGCATCAGTAACGCCTGCATACTTACGCAATTGACTATTGCTTAATGACCACAAGACTTGTTCCATTGTTTTGTCGTCTTCTTTATCATCGGTAATATCGTTACACTCCTCGTTAACCCCCTCGTTAAACTCGATGTATTCTTGGACAGATGATGACCATTCTCTAACCATGTCGTTTGATTCATCGTATAGACTGTCTTGCGTTTTAAGCATCGCGTTCCAGCACTCATCGCTGACCGGTTTTCCGGTGATTTGTGACATGGATTGTTTGTCGTACCAGTTTAGAATAACGACGCGATCGGTGAGCCCTACGATAATGTTATGAACGTCGTCGTCTGACAGGTATGCCATCATATGTTGAATATTTTGAGTGTCGCGAATATTTTGAGTGTATCTATTTTTTAGTCGGTTTAGAAACCAAATGGCCGTAACGACAACAGTTACGAACAATACGAAAAAAAACATATTTCTAATATTTTGGCAGAAAATATAGGCGTACTGTCATTTTTATTTTTCGAGGCATTTTGATCTTATAATTATACAAATTTTAAAAATGCATTTTTTATGATTATGGATTTATCTTTCTAAAACTTCTAAAATGTCTCAAACCGTTCTGTGGGTTACTTCTAGCCCAAAGGAAGATTCGAACTCCAAAAAAATCAGTAAAATGATTGTCGACCGTATTACCAATGAAGTCACAACCCAGACACACCGTGACACGTCTACTGTTCCGCATCTTGTCAATGATCATAACCAAACATTGGTAGATGAGGTATTGTCGTGTGATACACTTGTATTGGCGATGCCTATGTGGAATTACGGCACTCCGTCGAGTGTAAAAGCCTGGATCGATCATATTGTCGCTTCTGGTAAAACATTCATCTACGAGTCGGATAAGGTGAGTGGATGTTGCAAGGCGAAAAATGTATATCTTGTGGTGACGTGTGGAACAGGTGTCGCTGAGAATAGCGATCGTGACTTTATTACGCCCTACCTTCGTAATGTGCTGTCATTCATTGGGATGACAAATGTCAATGTGGTATGGGTAAATAATGTGTACCAGCCGGATGCGATGGAACGCGCGTCGGCCATTATCAACTCACTTTTCTAAATATTTATAATTTACATTATAAATATGAATACCTCAAATAAACGTGCCATTCTATTTCTATGCGGATGCATACCATTGCGTCTGTTGTTTGTATATATTGCCTATTATATAGCATATCATAATACCTCATTTTTACCATATCTTGCTATTCCCACGATGATTATCGCCATTGGATTTATATCCATTTTTATGTTTGGGCTCCGTAAAACGGGGACCGAAACATTTGGGCAGCCTATTTGGTGGGACCGCCTTAGACCAATTCATGCGTTATTTTATCTTCTATTTTCCATATTTGCGTTTATGGGTAAGAAAGAAGCCTATATATTCCTCGCGATGGACGTTATACTAGGTTTTATATCATATCTAACGTTAAGAGTTTTGTAGATCGATTATAAATCATGTGGTCAATGTAGAGCTGATCGATATCAGCTCCGTATATCCCAAACACACCGTCGGTATGATTTCGACAATACGATCCGCGCATCTCTTTTGGCAATACCTTACCTTCGTAGTAGGACTTTATTATTTTTGTGCCATTGCAGTCATTGCAATTGCGTAACGAGCTACGACATAGAGGACATGTCTCCTTTCCACTCTCAATCCATGTTTCAATACATTTTGTGTGAAAAACGTGATTACAGAATGTTTTTGTATTTTTGGCATCGTCATCGTTAAGACATATTGGGCATATATTTGCGTCATTTTCCATATTATTTTCTATTTTTAAAATAGACGACGAACAACTGCACGATCGTTCGATTGTAAATTTGTGGACAGAAGCAGTTTGTTCTTCGTATAGATAGATCTTTTCGTACACTTCTTTTACGGTGCTAAGTAATTGAGCAAGACTAAAGCCGAGCGGGTTAGGCGAATGAACCTTTATTTTTTTAGAATGAGTTACAGGATATGAGATATCAATAAAAATATCAGTATCAGGTACTACAATTTGCTGGTCGTACAACAACTCGCCGTCCATTGTGGCCGAACAAGATGCGTCAAAATCACTTATTCTAATGATACTGGGGTTGAATGTTCCCGAGTACATGCATTTACCGTCTTGATAATTTGGGTTATCGATGATTACCATTACAGAGGCATCGTCATATTGATGGGTTATATAAGAAAGTTTACAGGTGCTGTTGCATGTGTGTTTGGAGTATAAAGGTATTTTCCATTGCGTGGACGATGTTCGCAGAGGGTATATACGACGTTTAGTAGGACGATAGGTACGCATTTATTCTTCTATACATTTTACATTTTAAATTATTATTAATCGGTCGCACGTATTAACGATAAGTTCCAGTATCCTACAAACTTTGGGTTCACGTAGGGCCAGTCGTACAAACGACGATATATCGATGGTCGGTAAACGGTTGACATTGGCAAAGTAAAAGTCTTGGTAATCGCCGTCCTGGATTAAATCGATGAAATACGAAAGAATATTTATCATTTTTTGATGGGCGGCCGCTTTCAATTGATACCGTTGTATTTTTTCAAAAAAGTAATCGAATTCTAGATCTTTTTTAACGCGTTCGAATGTTTGTTCAAAGCTCATTTTTTATATTTTTATAAAAATATAAAATTTATTCATAATATTCGTCTTCGTTTCGTTCATGGAAATAAGTCATAATCTCGCCTAACATTTTCTTTGAACAACTTTTTGTTGGGCATAGCACGCCGTTGGGAAGAGCGGTAAGATCGCACAACGGTTCGTAGTTATGATTTACTAGAATCTTCCATCGGTCCATGTATTTTCTGTTCTTTTTAGAGCCGTGAAAATGGTGTAAAATAACTCCTGGTACGTATCCGAGTTTTAAACCTTTAACGCGCGCTTGAAAGTCAAGTACGGATTTCTTATACGATGCACTAGACTTTGGGTGCAATGCTTTTATGCCGTTATGAATGAGCGACAACGCCATGATATTGTCACCTGATCCTAGGATGGCCAATTGGTAAAGTCCGCCCATTTTTTCGTAGGCCTCTCGTGTACAGGCCCATGCAAACCCGGGATGCCAGTAGTTCATTCCGGTTGCCACGTATGGATGACCTTTGGAGTGTTGGTAGCCAAAGCTATTAAAAATACTCATGGCCTGATGTTTGTGATTCATGTCAACTGCGTGGCTAAATACCTGGACGATGTCACAGCACCCGTTTAAAATTTTCAGCGTATCGGACGCCCAGCTTACGTTCTCGAACTCTACATCAGCATCGACCCATGCCATCGCTTTCCATTCTTTGGGTAACAAATTGCGGACGCCAATGTTTATCATGTTTTCTTTATGCCAGATTGGGATATTCGAGCGTAGTTGAAGATGACGTGGATTCTCTGCGTCTGTTATTTTGAAGGTTTGTTTTTGGTAGGCGAGTTCTACGACATATAGAATGATATCTTTATTTTGTTCCATTCGTTTCATAAACTCTTGGGCGAGTTGATAACGGCGTAAGTAAAGACATGGATTTGAGATTACAATGATTACATGCAATTTATCGTTGGGCGCCGGTTGGCAAGAGAGAATAGATTCTTGGATAGGACGATCATCCTTCTCATCCTCGATAAATGATACGGCGGTTTTTTCATCGTTCGAGATATTCGAGATATTCGAGATATTCGATATATCATCCGTGATTGTGTCGCAAGATTTAAAGTCGTGTGCAATATCATTCGTTAGGTGTTTTTTGGAATGTTTAGAAAATAATTTTTCTGCCAGTTTTTGGTTCTTAAAAGTTTCAACTACATTACATTCAATGTATTGATTATTTTCTAACGTGAAACAGTCGAAATAAGGGTATTGAGCGCCAAAGTGTGGGTATTGAGCACCAAAGTGTGGGTATTGAGCTCCAAAGTCGGGGCATTGAGCTCCAAACTGTGGGTAAGATGTAGGTTTCATTAAAATATTTTTCATACTATCCAATAGTTCTAGTGACGACAAAGACTCGAAGTGTGGGTAGCGTGTTTCAAAGTTAGGGTAAAACGTATCTAAAATAATCTGCTCAGTTGAAACTTCATTAGAGACTTCATTAGGCACTTCTTCATTAGGCGCTTCATTAGGCACTTCTTCATTAGGCACTTCTTCATTAGGCACTTCTTTATTCGGTGCTTCATTAGGCACTTCTTCATTAGGCGCTTCATTAGGCACTTCATTAGGCACTTCTTCATTAGGCACTTCATTAGGCACTTCATTAGGCACTTCTTTATTCGGTGCTTCATTAGGCACTTCATTAGGCACTTCATTCGGCACTTCTTCATTAGGCACTTCATTCGGTGCTTGAATATTCATATATTTCATGGCAGATCTCATTTCGTCAAGCGCATTTTGCATGGTTAAAATTGCATGATTCATTCCGGTAATGGAGTAATTTAAATGTGTGCTCATTTATCTTTATTAATTTTTTTAAATTAATAAATGTATCGTATTTATCGTAATACTGTGATGGCTGACGCGTTTACTATACGCATATTTAACATGGCAGGCGATCTGGTTGTAGATTTGCGAACAGGCTCAAAAGACCTAGGACAAATTGCGACTGACACAATTGGAGACATAAAAAGGTTCTTAGAAAGCGAGAACATTGACAATATTTACACTAGATCGGACGGTAATGTGTATCGCATTCATTTGTTCGATAAGGATGAGCTTGCCGAACGTAATAATAATTATCTGATTCGATCCAATACTGAACTTGTAATGTTTGTCGACGATCCGCCGGCGCCACCGCCGCGTCTTGTATTTAGAGATGACTAACTCACATAAAATTTGGTATAGATCCTTCGCCGTACAAATGGTTTTTACCGGGGCATCCCTTTATTAGACCATAATCGTTGCAGCCGTGTTCGTTGCACATACCTGACCCAACGGTTGAGAAGTCGAACGTGACTCCTTTATTGGAATCAAATATGGCTTCTCGTGGTTCATTGCGACCTAGGACTCGATCATCGTGTGGAGTTGGAACAAAGAAAAAGTTTTCCCGTTCGTTGTGGTCGCACGATAGGTAGTAAAATAGAGAAAATAGGGCGATTGCCGTGATACTGTATACGAGTTGTGCAGTTGAAGATGACATTTCCGAGCTTTCCATCATTGTTGCAAAATAGTCAGACATTTGTCTTGACGATACAAGTAGGATGAAAAGAACTGCTAGTAGATATCGAGTGATCATGCCATTTTTATGGTCATTGGAATCTTTGGAATGACTGGAATGACTTGATGAGTACATATTTTATTAATATATTATTTTTTATTTTTAGGACTTTTCGTTTTACGGGAACGCGAAAGAATACGTTTACACATTGGAGATTTTTGTGCCACTTGTGCGTATGCGACTGCTTTTGCCTGGGCAGGTGATTTATAACGACCGGCTTTGTATTCGCGCATGTTGATTGCGATTTTAGCAGAAACCATCTCTTGACACTTTTGTCGAGGTGATTTCTTTTTCATTTTATATTGTAAAATATAAAATTTTTTATTGCACTTTCTTCGTTCGCAACTCCTTATACCTGTTTACGCATGTACACTCATCGTCGTTTTTATTGCATGTTGAACAATTTTCTTCTTCTTCTGTATCCGATGCAACACACTCATTGTCGTCGTCTAAATCCTCGACGTCTTGTTCATCTTCACATGCCTCTTCACAATCGCAATCACGTTTGGGTAACAGTCTCAGATTAATATCTTTCATGTATTCAAGATGCGATTCCAAAATGCGAACAATTTGCTGGTTTTTTGCTTCAAAAAGTGTGATAATCAGCGAATAAAACACTAGAATCAAGAGTACGTCAATCATTTCAATTATTATATTTAATAATACGTTTTTAGATATGATTTCATTATCGGTAAACCATCTCCTTTGACGTGAAAGGCCAAAGGAGATTTTGGTCTTTTGTCAAATATAGAGTTGTCTTTTGAATGGACTGTTTGTGATCGATATAGCGTCGGATACATTTAATTAGATCGTCGCTTGAATAAATTGAGATCGAAGTGAATAAGTTTTTATAGCGATACGAAAAAAACGGTTTTTGAGCGCAGCAATTGTACTCGTTGTATGAATCTTTTTTATCTAAAAATGATGTATGAACATGCCTCGATACTACAAGTAAATTAATAATGGTCCTGTTATCTAAGAAACCTGCGATGTTGCGCAGAGAATCGTCATCGATATTTTGCAGGTTATTTTTATGTTTGGAATATTTTTTAGGTTTAGTTAAAATCATAAATTTACTATCAATTGCGTTCATAAAATTATTTTAACATTTTTATTTTATATAATAATTTCACGATTTCAAATAAAAATGTTTATGTATAATTATTATCCATTTTTTATAATAAAATGGATTGGAAAACTGTAGTTGCAAAGCCTGCGGATTCGATTAAGATTATCAAATTTAGTGAAAATGTTGCAGCGGATGATTCTAAAGATGACAAACCAAAGTTTTTTACAGCCGATTTCGGTAAACGGCTTGAACGTCTCAGGACCTCAAAAGGGATGCGCCGATCGGATTTGGCCAAACAAATGATGGTGAAAGAAAGCGTTATTATAAGTCTAGAAAGAGGCAGCCATATTTACCACGGACCTCTTCTTGGACAATTAAAGAAAATTCTAGGAAATGAGTTGGTTGAATAAATATTTTTGTCTAAAAAATATTTTATAGATGTCGTAACAATTTTTCGTCTTTTTTCTCGGAAACCTTTGACACTTCTTCATCGAGCCCCGAATAGATATCGATGTCTATCTTGTATTTCCCTTTTGCGAATGTAATGCCCTTGATTTCAAATATCTCGCCATCGTGATATACAATATCTGTATTTTTAATCGATTTAAGCATCATACCTAGATTTATTGTGTGATACAGGCATCGTATTTGCGAATCGCGCAATTCGTTTTCCTTTTTATGCTTGATCAGGTAATTTTGGAAAAGAATATCTTTCACGCTTTTTTTCTTTATATCGTTCCATTCTGTTTGTTTGAGAATTTTTAAATGCTGTTCTAATTCTTCAAATTCATGGATTAGGATCTTTCGGTCGTTTTTGCTCATAATATTGAGTTTTTCTTTAAGAAGTTTCGATATGTCATTGTAAATACGTTGGGGCTCCTTATCAAGGAACTTATAGATAAATTCTTTCCCTTTTACGTTACAACATAAAAATCCTTTACTAAGATATGACCCTTGATAACAATTGCCATATGAAAGTTCTTCGAAGGTCTCTTTCCAGAACTCATCTTCAACAAACGGGAGGCATTTTAAAAAAATAGGGTAAATTACATCTCGTCGTAACGGAGGCATACATACATTTATATATAGAAAATCTCTTTATACCGTCTAAATTTTTATCATTTGAAATTGGTATGACATTTCTGAGATTTCCGATTTAGGGTCTGTTTTTTCTGTTTTAGATAAATTTTCTTTTTCAATATAGGCTGTAAGTTTTTTTAGAAACTCATTACTCAGTTCATACTTTTTGTTTTTACGATGATTGCGTCTGCGATTGCGTCTGCGATTTCGACGACCCATTTTTAGACTATCTCAAACATTCTCGCTCTCTTCTTTCATTCTTCATTTTTATAGGATATCCTATAAAAAATTTAATTTTATAAGTTATTAGCTAAATCTTAACCAGAAAGACTCGGTAGCTCTTACTGATAATCTGATATTGGCCGTCGTATTTATCTAGAAAACGGTTTACACCTTCGTACGGGCTTTCCAATGGTTTGCCAAGATTGTAGACGTAGTCATCAATTACCATCATTCCGCCCTTCTCTAGCAATTGAAATGCCAACGTCATATCGAGGTAACAGTCAAGCGCCAAATGACTTCCGTCTATGTAGATAAAATCGAATTTACTCGTATTCTTTGTTACAAGATCCATCAATACAATGCTAGAATCGCCCTTGTAAACGGTAACACGATCGGTTAGACCCGCCTTAGAAATATTATGACGGAAAGAGTCCTCTACCTTTAACTCATCTATCGATTCCATTATTCGAGTTTCATTGTATTTTTTCCAACTATCGATAGCCGTTCCAATCGAACCGGGGATTTGACGCATAATCTCAATCAGTGACATACCCGTGTACACCCCTACTTCAAGTACCCGAGGTTTTTCTCGAAGCCTTTCATTAAACTTTTCAATCATCGCCATAAAAATCTGTTTGTGACCAACTGGGACATCGCTTGCCCAATTGTATAACCCTTTGTATTGATAAGGCTGCGTCAGAATATAAGTATCCAACATATCAGTCGCGCGATTTTCCCACGATCGATTTAATGACCATTCGTAGTTTCGCGTAATTAAGTTGTTTTCGTCGGTTTCTCCTGTAAGATAAGGCGTCATCTTATCGAGCGCGCGTTTTTGCCACTCCGCTGTCATAACATCCTCAACTTTTTCGATCGGAATAACTAGCCCTCGATCGCCGACTGTATTCTGCAATGCCGCCAAATTGTTGGTAACAACAAGCGTCTTGCTACGAGCGGCTTCCAGAGCCGTAAGACAAAATGTCTCCATAAAAATACATGGATAAAACCAAATACCGGACTCGTTCCACGCGTTTGCCAATGTCTTCTTATCTACCCACCCGTGATACGTAATATTATGAGTGTTTCCGTAAACACCAAGCAGACGTCGAATTTCGACCATTTGTTCGGGCGAATTTTCGTTGGCCCATTTTCCGTTTACGTCTGCGTAAATATGCAATGAGGCAATCGGTTGAATACGAAGAATCGACGGCCACATTTGAAGAAGGGGAAGAAGTCCCCGATTCGGAAAAGAGGAGTAGATAAATTGGTATTTATTTTTATTATTCGAATCATTCGACGCATTCGACGCATTTGATGGCGCGATTCCATAGTAAAAGGGAACCGTTAGATCCTTCAACGTCGGGAAATGTGATAGGAAGTATTGGACATGCCATTCTGTCAAGCAAAACACCTTTTTCAGCTTATTATCTAATGGAATTACAACGCCAGACGGCGATAAATCGTGCAACACAAGGTACACATTTTCAGAGTGGCCCTTGAATGTCAGAGGTAGGTATTCCGTAAAACGGCTAATGATGCACGTATGAACGTAAGTCTCGTTAATAAACGCTGTGTACTCTCTCAGATGACGGTACTCAACTCCCTCAAAATTCTCGGTTGACGGACAATTGCAAAACACAATCACTTGAAATCGGCCATCGCGTTGAAGATATCGCGCCATTTCAATAATATAGGTCTCCGACCCGCCTACACCGCTTGTTATAATGTTACTGCCACTCCATGGCGCAAACCCCCCATCAGCCACAAAACATATAATGGGTTTTTCGGGAATTGTGATTTTAGAATTTTTAGGAATCTTAACTTCATTCAATTTCTTAAAAATAAGATGCCACGCCATAATTTCAGGGTACGAGTCGTCGGTCGGTTTATTATGTTTTAGGTACAACTCGGAAGCGGCTTCGCCTGTTTGATAGTCTTCCATATGATAACAAATCTTGGTAAGAAATTTAGGCAAGAAGTGGTAACTCAAAGTAGGTTTCAAACTGTATTGACAATGCACGGGAAACCCAACTTCAAAACCTTTCTTGAAATAGGGGTACGCCTTCTCGACATTTCCTTCAAGGTAATAGTGAATTCCAATGAAGTATAGAGATTCGGGTCTCGATTCGTCGATTTTATAGCAATTTTCGTAGAGTGCCAGACATTCTTCCCAAGGTTTCTTCAACTGAAAATTCGATAAACGCGCGGCTTCAAATACCGAATCGATTCGTTCTTGAATAAACCCAGAATTGGTATAGGACGCTCGTTTCATGAAGTAGTGAAACGCTTTATCGTATTCTTTCAGAAGACTATACGTCTGCGCTAGATAATAGTACGTTCGAGGATTGCTTGGATCCTCTTCGACTTCCTCGAACAGCAATTTCAGGTCCATCTGTTTTCGTTTCATGGTTCGTTCTTCCATATAGTCAAATCTGGCGTCCAGAATGTAGACATCGTCTTCCGGAATAACAACATTGATATTGTTTTTGTCGCTGATTACCTCGTGAATACGATACATATAGCGCAGCCCAGACGCCGATTTAATAATGCGATTCGAGCCGTATTTCGTATCGTCGCTCATAACGTAAAGCGAAAACGAGTCGGAAAACTGATCGCCTCTTACAATCTGTAAAAACTCGCGTAGATCTCCCCTCACTATATACGTATCGTCGAGCATAATGATAAACTTACATCTCGTTCCCGCCAAATCAAGGCACCGGTTACGACTGTCTCTGAAATTAATAAACGGTTCCTCAAACAGCTGGCCGCGTCGTTTTCCGACCAGTGTATTGTGGATCGTGGCGATTGTCTGATCGGTACTGCCCGTGTCCAGAATCGTCCAACGGTCGCAAATGCTAATATTATTGGTTAACATATTTTCAAACTGGCCTCCTCCGTCCTTTACCATCACGCAAAGATGCAAAAGATTGTCATAGGTAAGTTGTTTTTCAGCGTTAATTTCAAGCCGGAAATGTTCAACAAACTCGTCGTTTATCAAATCGGCTACGTAAAGGTATAGATTAGGATGTGGCGTGTGAGTCGTTCCGACATTTGTTAGGGGGTATTTGTGGCAACGCGGGAATGATAAGTCGGATTGAGGGGCTATAATGATATTGCGACCGGGTTGATCGAAATTGATATTGATCCATTCATCGGGTAGCATTTGTCGCTGGATATTATCAATCTTGTAGTAATTAATATTGTAAGGGATTGTTGACTCGTGGTCCTGTGTATAGTGTACATACATCTTCTTAAAAAAGCTGGCGCACTTTATGGCCGTAAACCCTCCGTGTGTCAGGAAACTCATTTTGATATTAACTTTTTCGGTGAAAATATAGGAAATTTCTTCTACAAGAGAAATAAGGCGATCGTGAAAACCGGCTAAATTAAGGATCGATAAATTCTGGTAACGTGGGTGTTCGATTTTCGAGTATTCACCTGCGCGAACACGGAATCTGGAAGTCTTGTTAATAGAAATGTCTTTTACATCTTTTACGTCTTTTACAATTTGACCTTTCGCGATATTGTTTTGATCACTCATTTTTTAAATGGTTTTCCATTTAAAATATAATAAAATTAATTCCGACGCGTAAAATATACCCCCAACCCAACCATAAATGCAGCGACGGTTGAAATTCCAAATAATGTTGAAAAACGAGTCTTTTTTTCGTCGTCTTTTTCATCTTTTTCATTTTTTTCGTCGTCTTTTTCCGACTTTTCAGATTCGGCCTTTTCAGATTCGGCTTCTTTTTCATTGGCCTCTTCCAAACTCTTTACCTTCTTACCAAGAATATCGACACTCTCGACTTGTTTGAGTATAATTAAATGCAATAATTCGACATGTTCTTTTAACGAACGACCATCGCGTGCCGACATCGGCGGGTCCTCGTTTAGCGCATAACTACGAGCATAAGACATTCTTTTATGGTTGAGAACAGGTCTTTAATATAATTTATAGACGTCTTTTTTTTATATTTTCACAGAAAAAATTAACACTTCTTTCGTTCGATCGACAATCTCTTGATTTTGTCCATAAACTCTTCAATTTTCTCTTGCTTGCTATACGCTATATTGCGTAAATACAAATCGACCGACAATTTACTTCCCGGAATAGGGTGTCTTTCCCATAACTCCGTTGCGGCTTTCTTGTAAAACGCCTGTTCATCCGGCTTAATATGAAACAATCTGTAGATATTAACATGTCGACGCGACGCCGGCTCATCGGAATGACTGCCTTTTCGAACCGCTCTCCCAATCACTTGCATATGAGTCGATTCATTCCATGCCGGCTCCATGACAATTACATTTCGCGTCTTCTTTAAATCCAGACCTTCGCCGCCCGCCTTGCTAATCATAAGGACTTTAATGGCGCCCCGGTTATACTGTCTCACGGTTTCGGCGCGCACTTTCATACTTACATCGCCGGTAATATGAAGGAAAGGTATCTTTTCTTTTTTGAGACGGGCTTTGAGAAGTTCCAAACCAGACGATAAGAAATGACTGAAAACTACGTACTTATCTTGTTTTTCGCTCTTCTCAATGTGATCCATAATCCAGTCAATCTTTTGCGACCTAGTTCCTTCAAGCGAGTTACTCGCTCGACGAGCGCCGTTGTAAAAAGTTTTAATGGGAAGCTCCGTGCTATCTTCAATCTTTTTGTATTCGTGCGCATACTTTGGCGACATCACTAGAAATACATCGTTATTTGTCGAATCCGGGAAATCTGGATCGTGTTTTTTAGTATCTCGGGTGTACACGCTAACTTTGCAGCCAATATAGTCCTTTAACATCCGATCGTCTTTATTGCTCAACATTTTATTTAGCACATCGGCCTCGATTGGCTCTTCGCCGTCGATCATACCGATCAAATTGACAATTTCGCATGGCCGATTGATTATAGGAGTCGCAGTCAGTAGCAATACCTTCTTAGCATCTTTGGCACACTCGATTAGATTTCTAGCATATACTCCGACTTTATCGCAGTCATCGCTTACTTCTGATCGAATATTGTGGGCTTCATCCAAAATCAGAAGTGTATTTTTACATGGAATTTTTGTGCCTTTTTTAATGGCAGCGCTAAACCCCTGAATGGTATACATTGCGTACCGCTTCGTCAGCTTAGCGCCGTACGTTTCAAGCTCTTTGATAAAATTTTGTTGAAGACTTGTGGGAGTAACTACAATCACACGATGGGCCGGATTTTGTTGAAGAAAGCACTGACTGGCCGTTACGGCGGTCAATGTTTTACCGGTTCCTACACCGTGAATGACAAGAAGTCCTCTGGCGTTTTCTTGTTGAAGGAAGGATACAACCCGTGTCTGGTGAGGGGCAAGCGGTAGGCGGCTTGATGTTATGCATTTATATTCATTTTCGGCGTAAGTACCGCCGGATGATTTATAGCGGAGGGGAGACCAGATTTTCATTTTCTTTCCTGATTTTTTAGTCTTTATTTTTGATTTTTTCTTTTTATCTTTCTTTTCCTCTTTTTCTTCATCGTCTTTCATCTTTCGTGGTGACTTTCTCGACGTTCGAGACGACTTTCTCGATGTTCGAGACGACTTTCTCGATGTTCGAGACGACTTTCTCGATGTTCGTGGTGACTTTCTCGACGTTCGTGGTGACTTTCTCGACGTTCGTGCCGACTTTCGAGGCGATTTTCTAGACTTTCGTGATGTTGTCTTTTTTGAAGACTTACATTTTCCAGACTCGTTACGTATTTCAGGAGGAACGCAACTTTTTCGACATCTTCTTGATTTTTCCGTTATATTACGTTCATAACCGTCTGGGCACGGACGTAATGGGCGCAAAGATCTCATTTATAATTAGTTTATTTTTTATTTTTGATATATTTGTTATAGACCAACAACGCAACCGCCGCTCCTGCTACTTGTGCCAGGATATAACCTATCATTTCCGATACAGGCATACGACCGTCCATTGCCATCATTACCGATACGGCCGGATTGTAATGAGCGCCCGAAACGGTTGCGCCAAAGAAAATAACGGCGGCCAGTGCAATTGCAATCGGAATTGGTTCCGGGTGACTCAAAATTACGCTAAGAAACATAAAAGTTCCAATAAACTCTACTGCGTATTTCATTTATTTTATATTAATTTTATAAAATAAAGATGTATCTAAATATTCTAATTTTCATTATTTTTATCTTTTTGATAAACTCGTTGGATTCGGGAGGTTGCGGTTGCGCAAAATGCAAGGGAGGTTGCGGTTGCGCAAAATGTCTAGAATCTTACGCAACCGTTCCGCCAAACTGGATGAAAAATATCAAGACTGTTACTCCTCCTAATCAATAAAATTAACACTTCGAAAACAAATTTACACCCTCGTGAAAAAGAACAAGGTCGGACAAGATTTTTTGCGACAAGTATTTTGTATTTTTCTGACGGTACGTCCGAAAAACCCACAACGACTGGTTATATTTAATCCAGTGCTCATACTGTATGTAATCAGACGCAATGGTTTTGTAAATACTGTACAACTCACGGCGGTAAGCCTGCTTTATATCCGATACTTTTTCATTCTTTTCGTTATCGTTTGCCTCATCAAAAAACATATTCATCCATTTCAGTAATTTATTCATTTGCAATTTATCTACCTCTTTCTCGTAATTCTCAGTCCTTGATTCCTTGTATAACGTTACACTCGACAAGTACGCAATCAAACTCGCGCTTATATTCGAAAAAACGGCTTGATGGATTATAGGGATAATAGATGCATACGACATATTCTTTTATAATTGTACTTTTTTTATTATTTCTCTTGCGGAAATAATGATTTATAGCTGATTTTAGAATTCTAAAAATGATTTTACTTTTTATAGAATTAATAAAAAATAAAATGTGGTATTCTTACATTCGTCATATCCTTCGCAATCACGAATATCTATGTGATTCATGCGACTCGTCTTTCGCGTCGCCTTTTTTGGTTCAAAACCATAAGAAAAAATCATGTATCGGAGTGAAACATCAAAAAGATCCGAAAAATGAAAAAGAGATAATAGAATATAGAATACAATTGGGGTACCCCATAGAACCCGAAGACTTCCTATTCTTGGCGGAATTCGGCGATAGATCCAATGAATGTAACGAATGTAAAAAAATCAAGTGAAATAAATAGTGCCTAACTGTTTCCTCATTATAATTGCGTATGACAAAAACACAACAATCGACGTCAAAAACCCTTTGGTGATTCTTTCCGTATTTACCGATTTCCAGACAACCCATAACAACACTATGAAAGGCAGATAATGCACTAAGAAATCCATTACCAGTAATAACATTCTCTTACCCCTCATAAACGGAAACAAACTTGATATGTAATCGTCGATTTTTTCAACAGATACCGTCAAATGAACAACCGTAACTACAATAGCAATCCATAACGAATTGAATAGACAAAAATAGATATCGCCTTTGCCTAACAATAGACACACTATAAAAAATAGATTCCAAATGGTAAATGAAAGTAGTAAACGCGCAATCGTATTCATTTTATTTTATTATAAATAAAATGATTGAAGTTACATTTATGTTTCGAACATCGTTTTGTGAACGATCGTTCGGTAAAATTCAACTACGTTATTGCAGCGACGATCACAACGGTATTGACCAAGAAATATACCCTCATATTTTGAAGGCACTTTGTTCATATCATGATAGATATGACTCTGAGACGCCTCTAACCTCTCAAAATTTAGTTGTTTCTGTATTAGGAACATCGGTTGAATGGACAAGCGAAAAAGATCGCGGTTTATTTGACATCTTCATTAACTGCATGGATCGAGCCGAACGACACCACTATTTTATCTACCGAGGCAAATCACGATACCTCTATCGAGATGAAGACTATAATATCGCCAAAGATTACGAGGATGACGATGAAGACGACTATACAAAGTACGACGAAAACGAAGATATCGATGAAAACAAAGTTACATATTTCTTCTAATTTCTATATCTATCTTATAATTAATTTCTAAAATTTTATAGATATAGAAATATAAATATTTATAGCAATACGCGAAATCAACACACACAATAAAAATAAAATTGTGTGTGTGTCTCATTTTATATTTTTATAAATTGTATAATTTATGTTGTCATAGACGACACTTTTGACCGAAATACCGTATTGTTACGGTTCAGATTAGCGTATTCATTCACATTTGCGCTAAAAACCTCCGTTCGCTGGACATTTAATTTTGGGTCATCGGTATTCCACCCTTTACCGGCCTGCTCCAACCCAATCTTGATAACCTCGCCTTTCACTAACGACTGGATCAGTTTCTCGGCCTTCATATCTCTCACCGTATCGCCGTTCTCGTCCATAAACTCAAACATCTGTCGACTAGGATCGACACAACGATAAATCAAGTTACCCGCCTGATTTTTTAACATTTTTTCGACCACAAACGCGGCCAAGCCGGATTGGCCGGCATACACAACATTGTAGTCTAACTGCTCCGTAAGAACCTTCTTGACATGCTCTTGCGAAAGGTTGAGAACATTGTTTACCGTAATATTCGTAGTCAACGTCGTATTGTTCGTAGTCAATTGAGTGGCCTTCGCAGCTTTTGCGTCTAAGGCATGCGTGGTAGCCGCCATATTGGCCACAACAGCATTCTCAAACTTTTCAAGTTTCGTTTCGAGCTTCGCGATGTTTGCCTCGAGTTTTGCGATGTACTCGTTTTTCCCTGAAATCTTGTCGTGATGATCTTGTTCGAGTTTGGTGATGTGGATATCTTTTTCTGTTATTTTCTTTTCATATGTTTCCTTCTCTAAATCTATAGCATATTTCATACAATTCGAGAGATGGATTTGAAAATCACTGCGTTTCATCGAGACATGTTCGCATGATTTACATATAAATTGAGATGTAATTTCAAGACCTCGCGCGTTAATACATTTCTTATTTCGTTCAAGGTGTGTTTTAAGTATATATTTACTAGTAAATGTTTTATTACAATAATTACATGTACTCATTTATATATTTTATATATAACAAGAAAAAATAAATTTGTCGTTTTTTTTTCGACAATTTTCGATATTTCCCGACAATTTTCGCTATTTCCCGACAATTTTCGCTATTTCCCGACATCTATAAAAAATTATTGGCTTAATTAATCCTTGAATAATTTGTATAGAATTTATAGGAAGCCGATGCACTCATCGATGGTACGAGTGAAGAACGAATCATCCTTATCATCTGGTAAGATAAAACGATCACGATTTGCCTGTTCACGATAATCTCTTAATTTGTTTAAAATTAATATTTCAACAGTATCCATGTCATCTTCATTTTTACATTCACGATAGTGAACTACGGTATGGTCGCAAGTCTTGTTATAGGTGCTAAGACGATTGGTGAGATTCTTTGCCTTCCCAATGATGTAGGTACGACGTTTTAGATGGTCGTCGGTAGTAAGCATGTAAATAACGTTTCTTTCAGGATATACAGCCCTACGTTGTTTACTGAGACATACAGATTCAAGCTGTTTGATACGAGCGTCTTTCTCTCTCATTTCTACTTCTTTTTCTCGCATAAGGGATAGGTCAATTTCAAGTGAACCATCCCTAAAAATTGTACGAATCCATTTACTTACTTGGATAGCGAATTTAGGTGAAATCCATTGAGCAAGTTGGATAGAAAGATCAGGGTGAATCCAAGAACCCTGTTTTGATTTATCATTTCCACCTGTTTTTGTATCTATCAATCCCGAAGCGGGAATTCCCGCTTCGGCTTCTAATTCGTTAATTAGTTCTTTTGTTGTATCAAGTCTAAACCAGTCATTAAATTTCTTTCCACCAGCTTGACATAGTTGAGTTGCATTTACGTAGTGGTCAATTGGGCGAGAAGTTATTACTACGTTATTGAGAGTGATGTTGGAGTACTCAACATTTTTTCTATCGTCATCGTTTATTACTATAGAATCGAGTTTTTTGACAAGAGGAATTGCTTCCTCATTATCGTCGTTTTCTTCCTCATATAAGGCATGCGTAGTAGCCGCCATATTGGCCACAACAGCATTCTCAAACTTTTCAAGTTTCGTTTCGAGCTTGGCAATGTAGTCGGTCTTCTCGCGAATCTTTTCCTGGTAATTAAGAATTTCGTTTTGTAAGTCTTTAATGCTATTTTTATAACCATATGTTAGATCGTTTTCTTTTGAGACTTCATCCTTCTTCTTTTTTATTTTACATGAGTTAAAATGAGTTAAAAGGCGCTCATTTGTACTAAGAGATTTATTACAATGTTCACAATTATAATTAGTATTTGTTAACCCTTGTAATTGAAGACAGTATTTAGCTTTTTGCTGGTGTTGGTATAAACTAATTTTGGAAGAAAATTCTTTATTACAGTATTGACATATCATTTATGATAATAAAGATAAAAAATAATTCATCACAATTTTATGCGATGTTCTACAGATATGATAAAGCCGATGAGCGCATCAATCGTGCTAGTGAAGAACGAATCCTTATCATCTGGTAAGATAAAACGATCACGATTGGCCTGTTCACGATAATTAGTTTGTTCAAGACTTATAAAATATCAAACGAAGACGATGGATCGATTGGATTATCTACATTCAATTTGAAAATTACGAAATAACGTTAAATCTTGTCTGGACCATCTTATTCCCCTACTTCTTGGATTCAACGGATTTTTCCACATATATCCTACATTTTCAGCATAAGGATGTTGTCTTGCCAATGTTCTGATGGCAAATATACGTTCTTCTTTTTTCATTTTATTTTATACAAGAATCTTTAAATTTCTAATATAAAAATATGAGCGATATATACCTCCTATTTTAAATTTGAAACTTTTGTACAAAATTCTACAATCTACTAATCATGGTAAAGTGTCAGTGTGGTAAACGTGCTATTTTTAACCTTCGAGGACAAACCAAGGGTCGTTTCTGTGCCGAACACAAAGAGCCCGAGATGGTGGATGTGAAAAATAAAACATGCGAAGCTGACGGCTGCGAAACACGGCCCAACTACAACGTTCGAGGACAAACCAAGGGTCGTTTCTGTGCCGAACATAAAGAGCCCGATATGGTGGACGTGAAAAATAAAACATGCGAAGCCGACGGGTGCGAAACACTGCCCAACTACAACCTTCGAGGACAAACCAAGGGTCGTTTCTGTACAGAACACAAAGAGCCCGAGATGGTGGATGTGAAAAATAAAACATGCGAAGCCGACGGCTGCGAAACACAGCCCGTCTACAACGTTCGAGGACAAACCAAGGGTCGTTTCTGTACCGAACACAAAGAGCCCGATATGGTGAATGTGAAAGATAAAACAT